TTATTTCACTTCAACCACATTCAGCCGTAATTCATCCAGCTGATTCTCATCTTCTTCAGGCTGCCAGCCCGCAGGCTGTAGTGGGATATCTTCGCGATCAAACGCCAGATCACCGCCGTTAACCACTTCGGAACCGTGGGTAATGCCTTTGAAATCGAAAAGAGTGGTATCGCACAAATGAGACGGCACAACATTCTGCATCGCGCTGAACATCGTCTCAATTCGCCCCGGATAACGCTTATCCCAGTCACGCAGCATATCGGCAATCACCTGACGTTGCAGGTTAGGCTGTGAACCGCAAAGGTTGCACGGAATAATCGGAAACGCTTTCGCATCGGCAAAACGTTGAATATCTTTTTCGCGGCAGTAGGCCAGCGGACGAATCACGATATGTTTGCCATCATCGCTCATCAGTTTCGGCGGCATACCTTTCATCTTGCCGCCGTAGAACATATTCAGGAACAACGTTTGCAGGATATCGTCACGATGGTGACCCAGCGCGATCTTCGTCGCACCCAGCTCCGTTGCCGTGCGGTAAAGGATACCGCGACGCAGACGAGAGCACAGTGAGCAGGTAGTTTTGCCCTCAGGAATCTTCTCTTTCACGATACCGTAAGTGTTCTCTTCAACAATCTTGTACTCAACGCCCAGCTTTTCGAGATACTCCGGCAGAACGTGTTCCGGGAAGCCAGGTTGTTTCTGGTCGAGGTTAACGGCAACCAGCGAAAAACTGATTGGCGCACTTTGCTGCAAATTACGCAAAATCTCCAGCATGGTATAGCTGTCCTTACCACCGGAGAGGCAAACCATAATGCGATCGCCATCTTCAATCATATTGAAGTCAGCAATGGCTTCGCCTACGTTACGACGCAGACGTTTTTGCAATTTGTTCAGGTTGTATATCTCTTTCTTCGTATTCTTTTGATTTTCTTGCATTATTTCAGTTCTCTGGTACTAAATGGGGCAAATTGGGGGCAAACTTTGCAACTACGATAACCGCGCATTCAACATAGCTACCTGTTCGTCGTTCATGTCATCAATCCACATACCGTAAATTTCATACACCATCTGCGCAGTTTCATGCCCCATCTGGCTGGCTATAAATGCCGGGTTCGCTCCTGCCGTCAACAGCCAGCAGGCAAAAGTATGTCGCGTATGGTACGGATTACGGCGGCGAATACCAGCACGTTTTACTGCTGCATTCCATCTCGCACCCAAACTGCTTACCGAGTAATAAGGTTTCTGTTTTCCGTTACACATCCTGGGCATGAAAACAAAATGCAGTTTTTGCTTTTCGGTTCTGCCGTACTCCCGATGATAAAAAGTGATTTCGCTTTTGCGATGATGCCCGGTCAGTTTGTATTGCTCCTTCAGTGCTTCAAGAGCTGGCTGTAGTAGTGTTACCGTCCGGATCCCCGCATTTGTTTTTGGGGGACCGAACATATCAAGTATCGTCAGGTTTCTTCTGACATTCACAATTCCCTTCTCGAAATCCACATCCTCCCACGCCAGAGCAGCCAGTTCCCCGTGACGAAGCCCGGAGTAAACGGCAAATTTCCACAAGTTCTGGCTCTGTCCTTTTTCACTTTCCATTAATGCATTGAATTCTGTTTTAGATAACGGATCAGGCTTTATTCTGTTTCGCTGTAATTTTTTTACTCCTTCAAATGGTTTGGTTGATATAAATCCCGACTGATACGCAAAACGTAACAACGAACAGAGCAGGGCGATATAGTTATCAACTGTGCGCACGGTTCTTCCTTTTTTGTTGGATCTTGGATTATCCAGGTAAAATGTTTCTCCATGCAGCAGTTCATTCCGGTAGTTTAAGATATCGCTATAACGAATATGTGATATTGGGGTACTCTCACAAATTATTATCCTGAGTGTTTTTAATTGTGATTTCGTTTTCTTCATTGTGTTTGTTGTTAACTCTGTCTCTTTAATTTTTGTCCAGATATCACAAAGCTCCCCGAACGTTTTTATGACCCTCGTTGTCACCATTTTTGCCCCAGTACTGGACTGGGGAAAACGTCTTAAATACTCAAATTCACCGGAGTTGATTTCATGAACTATCAACGCTCTTAAATTCCCGGCCTTTTTAATGTTACTGTTAGTAACCTCCCAGCCTTTCAATGTTTCCCGACATCGTTTTCCTCGAAACATGAACCAGATGCGAATGTATTTACCTCGAATCTCGACACCTGTTGGTAATTTAGACATATCATGAGTCTTTGATAAACTGATTTATCTTTGGATAGTTGTACCAGATAATCCCTCGCTTACTGTCTGGCTTCCCTAAAGGAGATACTCGTTTGAAGTGGAAGCCTTCTACCCAACAGTTCTGGCGGTATGCTTCAATTTGTCTGGCTCCCAGACCAGTGCGAAGCATCAGGCCGTATTCAACCATCCACTCTTCATTAAAGATTACTTGTGCCATCGCATCACCTCTGGCAGGCGCCAATGTTAGACTGAAATTGACGCCCGATGTTGATTATTAATAATCAGCTATGAAGTTTTAATTTGAATACAATGCAATTCACGAAGATTGAAGTTTCTCGCAATTAAAATTTATAAGTTTTACTTTCTGCTCTCTGGAAACACCAGCTTCTTTTTTCCCTGAGAGCATTTTTTCGCATTCCGATTTGGTTAACTTTGTTGTTGAGTACCTTGTCCAGCTGGTAGGAGAACCTCCTTCCTTTTCAATAGTGGCGGTAATTTTATACATGAACACCTCCATTATTATTTCCAGTAGTTCGTTTATTCCATCTTTCGAGAGCTTCTTTTTCACTTCCACCATAGCCGGTTCGGGATTCGCATCCGTTACACTTCGCGCGGTAATATCCTGAAATGGCTTTCACCGTTACTGATGGACAACCACAAAAAGGGCATGGTTTGACTTTTTCATACCGCATTGTCTTTTCTCTCATAAAATAAAATTTTTTGATGGCGGTGGGACTACACCGCCAAAGTAAATATCAGGAGCCGATATATTCTGGTTTCATATCTGTCAGTGTCGTTTTATACGCCTCATATAAATCACCCAGATGTGGCCGAGCAGCATTCAGCGTATTTTCCAGAGCAGTAAATTTTTGTTCTGCTTCTGGATCACCTGAAGAAGGAAGGTCATTTATCATCTTCTCAATACGGGCAATAGCATTGAGACGGTGATGACGCTGAACCACTTTTCCTTTAAGTTCCGTATAGAGAGCGCCAAGTGTATTTTTATGCTCTTCCACTTCCTGGCGAAGTGCTGTTGTTTCCCCGGTGCTTTGTGCCTGCTCAATACGTTCACGGAAAGCATCGATCCAGTTTTCCCCGGCATCCTGCTCAATAATTGTTGTTTCACGTTCCGCACGGCAGGCGGATGTGTTTTTATGTTCCTGAACCGGATTAATGATTTTTTCCTGTGGTTCGTCCAGTTCGTCCCGGGTGTACACTCCAAGAATCACTTCAGGGCAATAAAGGCGCGCCCAGCGTTTCAGCGCCAGATAGGCAAGCTGCTGGCGAGGATCGTCGGCCCATAGCGTTGAGTTACGTGTTCTGGCCTGCGCCAGAAGTAATTCCAGTACGCGCGGTTTACTTTCGCCGCGTAGTGTTGCCTGGACACGAACACCGATCCCGTTTTCATCAGCCAGTTTCCATCCCGGGACGCGATATTCCTTTCCTTTGTCGTTCTTCCTGATTTCAAACTTTCCGATGATTTTTTCCCACGGTCCGAACCAGTCATATTCAATACGCCCAGTTAGCGGCCCACGGGTGCTGATTACGGCGTTAACCAGTTGCGCTTCATACCCTAGCACACCATTCACAACGAAAGTTTTCTGAGCTACTGCGTAAGGGTTCATTTGCCACTGCATCGCCTGCATGGTGATGGCCATACAGTCTGATGGGTTTCCCCGGAGGTGTTCCGGTACTGTAGCCATGCCGGAAGCCATTACCTGAGAAAATGTCTGAATTGCAGCCAGGGACTGAGGGCTGAAAACCGCAACGTTAGAGTTAATATTTTCTTGTTGAGTTAATTCGTTCATTGTGTCCTTCCTCAGATGCTCAGTGCTTCAAGACGACGAAGATCAAAGTCGTTTAATTCGTCGGTATAACTTTCGGTAATCGGTGCTGGCCAGTTGTTTGTCTCCAGGGCTTCGTTTATCTGTCGTAGCGTCCGGCGATATTCCTGTCGACCAAGTTCCAGGAGTTCCTGCGAGGCTTCCACGACTGCCACCCAGTGATAGCCAGCATCTTTGTTGACGAAGATCCAGAAAAATTTGTCCAGGTTTGCCACATCGCAATACATTGCTGCGCTGAGGTGATAATCACGCTCAATAATTTCACGGTGCAGGCGATCTTTCAGTCGTTCCTGTCGCACATAACCGAGGCTGACTGACTTCACGTCGGCGCAAATGCTTTCGTATGGCAGTCGGATTTCGATATCAGGACGGCCCCTGATTTCCAGCCCGGTTTCTTCATCAAACCCGAAATAGCTGATTTCAGATTTGCGATCCGGGTGGTTGAGTAGCCTTGCTGCATCAGTATTGTTTTGCAGTGCAGCGTGAATATTTTTTGCCTGTTCATACATATCTGAACTGATAAACGTTTTCCCGGCGTTTTCTTCTTGCTGGCGTTTTTGCCAGTCCTCCAGGGTAACCAGTTCCGGGCGAATTTTCCGGGCGATTTCGGTTAATTGCTCTTTCGTGCCACTGATGTTGTAAGGCAAAGATTTAGCACGTTCTTTTTTCGCCAGTTCTGGATCTATAGTTTCAATTTGCTCCAGAAGTTGCTCCCGTGTTCCACTGGTTTTCAACAGAGGAGGGAGGCTTGCATTGTATTCTCTAATGCAGGCTTTCATTGCCGATGCAGTATGTTTCTCCTCCTCCGGAATACGCTGGAATTCCACCGGAAGCGAACCGTAAAGGATGCCTGTTTCTTCGGCTCCAGCACTTACCGACAGTGGCTGGATAAGAGTGCTGTTGTAGCTTTCGATCCACTCTTTCATCTGCTCTGGTGTCATCAGTGCTGGCAGACTGGCATTGTGTTTTTTGATAATGGCGATCAGTTCGTGAGAAGTGGTAACCACATGTTCAGGAACCGGTACCGGAATAGCATATTCATCAGCGAACTTATCCGTTTCCAGAACATAGCTGTGAATGATCCGCCCACGCAGCAATGCATCACTTTCCTCACTCGGAATAGTTCCGGCAATGTGCCGTCCGTGGTAATACATCAGGCTGATACGAGCATCCTTCAGCATTGTGCTGCTTATTCCATTGGCAGAGTGATAAACCTCGTTCGGGAGGTTTTCATAGCGGCCTGGTTCGAAATATGATGGCCACATGATTTCAGTTGCTACAGGAGCTGACGCTTCACCAGTTTCATCACTGCAATTGTGATGCGGATCGCTGCCAACGTTCTCCTTGTGCAGATGTTCAGCGCCTTCCATTTCCTCCGGATCTTTTTCCTGAGATTCATCCAGATTTTCTTCATTAAAGGTTTCCTGATACGTTGCGTCGCCCATTACCACAGCACAGTCAGGGCAGCTATCCCCGCCAGTCTGACCGCAGGCATTGCAGACTTTTTCCGGTTCATGTTGCACTACTGGCTCAGGTTGTTTCACATCCGGGCTAGTTTTTTCAGTTTCTGGCGTGTTTTGTTCCATTTCTGGCTGGTTCTGGTACACAGAATCGCGAGTCTGGATCCCCTTAACCCATTTCGGATCGTTCGGGTCGCTAATCCCTTCAACGAACTCACCACGCGAGGCCGCCAGCAATTTGTCTGCATCGACAGGATTTTTGGGCGGAATGTTTTTCCTGGCTTCATGGAGTTCTGCCCGCTTTTTCTGGTATTCCGCATCAACAGGGTTTACCTGTGACTGAGCATCCAGCGGCTGCGTGTCCTGATGATGTTCAGTTGCGTCCGGTTCCATTGTTTCAGCCGTTGCCTGTTTATCTGCCATTGTTCCAGATGGTTGTAGTTTTTCTTCATCATCCTGTTTTCCTTCTTCTGTTACACGCTGTGGTATCGGGGCAGAGGAGCGACCGCAGGCAATATCCACGATTTCCGGATCAGGGTTGGCATGATCGGTTTCAGTCAGTACTTTGTTCAGATATTCAGTGACGTGCGCGGGGATGACCTCGATCCCAATTGGTGCTTCTTTCACGGACGCAACCACGATGGCGCGTGAATAATCCAGCCCGCCAGGCATAGTGATGAATTTGTCGCGGAAAACAGAAAAGGGCGGTTTATTTTCAGCGATAATTTCCTCAATGCGTTTAGCGTGTGCTGGATGAAGGTTATAGATGTCCACGTCCATTGAACGGGCCAGTACGCCAGTGGCTACATCGCGCGCCAGTGACGTCAGATCGTGGACGAAACCTTCGCCGCGATCGGTGAGGTTCCCGCCGCCAGCATTAGCACCGGAAGCCGTGCGAGTGATGCGTGAAACACGATTCCCTTTTCGCCATTCTTTTGTCAGAAGACCGCGATCAATGTGTTCGGTATCCAGCCAGGCTGAAATGAAATTCTTAAATTCATAGGGCTGATGTTTTTTCGTGATAGAGAAAACTGCCTTAATTGCATCAGTCAGGCGGAGCAGGGCGGCATTATCCAGAGTTGTCGGTTCTGCCATGCCGCGTATGGCCAACAGCAGATTCTGGACATAGCTGTTTTCCTGATCCATCTCAAGAGCAGTAATGTGTTCGCGTTGTTCTCGGGTGGCATGATGCAGGTATTTCCGATCCCCGGCCGCATACGTAAAAATGTGCAGAAGACGCTGTGTGAACCGCAAAGTAGATACAGAGACTTCGCAATCCTGGCAATCCCCGTGAGCGTCTGCCTGTGTGTTTTCTTCCTGGCCTCCCGCCGGTTCTTCGATTTCCGGTGCATTATCCTGATGGTGAACGTCGTCTGGCGCTGCTCCCGGTTTTAGTTCCCAGGTCATGGAGTCTTTGCTGAGTTGATAGCGTTCACTCCAGGTAAAATCGATCTCACCTTCAGGGGGAAGGTCATTAACGACAGGAAAATTCGTGGCAACAGGTTTAAAATAGCTGCTCAGTTTTTTACCTGACTTAACGAGCAGGTAATCCAGAGTGGCACAGGTCGATTCAAAATCGTCGCTTGCCCACAGGACGACGTCAGGTTCACCGGATGATTTTTTCGCTTTCCGTAACAGGAAGAGTGGTTTTGTGCTCATTGTTTTTTAACCTCAACTCAGATTAAAATTCGTTTTGTTCAGTGAATGATCTTGCCGGATACACACTGTTCATAGCCTGCGCCATACGCAGGCTATTTCTTTCAGATTTCACCGTTTAATTTCATTGCAATCAGAGTTGCCAGAAATCCGGCTTTTTTTTCTGCGGGCAGATTCTTTCCGATGTGAACCAGGCACATTTTTGTGACACCTTCATCAAGTGTTTTTACGTTGCCAGATGGACCGTCGATATCAACCACAGTGAATGGGGTTTCTTTATTTTCTGTTTTAATCACGTAGCCAATGCGCTTTCCTTCCAGATTAACCTCGTGAACAATGTCATCGGTAGTTACAACAGTGGCTTCATAATTGGTAATCATGTTTTTCTCCTTAATTAGGTTGAGCGAATCCCTGCCATTGCTGGCATAAATTCAGTTTCGAATAGTCAGTTAATTAAAGTTCGTGTGCCATCTGGTCTTTTTCGGCACATATTTCACTACAATATTTTTTCATTTCCGTCGTTGGGATAACTCCACGCATGAAATGAAGTGGTGTTTTAATGCTTTTGCTTTCTTCAATTTCTTTATTGCAAAGGTGGTAAGCACATTTTATTTTCTTAGTCTTCACCATGACTCCGCCTTTACAGGTAAACCATCACGACCGAGGAAGACTTTGATCATGCAGTCAGTAATGCATGTTTTTGTGGTCAGGCTACGGATATAAAGTTTCCTCTTTTTAATATTATTTGCCGAGGCAATATATGTCCGGCCTTCATGAAGAACATAATCGCCAGGAGTCACACACTGACGTGGTATTTCATCAGTTCCGAAGTGATGTGCAATCATAATTATCTCCATTTTTACAAATGAACTTTGTTGATGCGGCGCCTGGTGCCTCCAGGTGACTGCAACCAGTTAACAATTACAGTCGGCTTTCCCACCCAAACCAATAAGGACTAACATGACTTTTAACTGTGCCGCGTGCGCTTAGCCGCATTCACCGCATCACAAAATTCACTTTAAAAAGGGCGGACATCAGTCGAACTTCAAGAAAAAACTGATGCCGCCAAGACTACACACAGCAGTGTTGTTATTCACAACCGGAGGCGCACTCCCACCATTTAAATTTAACAGACAAGACCGACTCTTTATGGATATCGGAAATGCGCCTTCGTGTTGCGCCCGGTTTTATTTCACCACCTCCGGGCTTCGGTGGTCTCTGCTATACCCCTACAGCGAGAGCTTGTGTTAACATTTCAATACCCTTACAGTCGAGATTTATTGATATGTTGGAGATATTTACTCCATTGTTGAAACTTTTTGCTAACGAGCCACTCGAAAGACTTATGTACACGATTATCATTTTCGGCCTCACTCTCTGGTTGATACCGAAAGAGTTTGCTGTCGCATTCAATGCTTATACTGAAATACCCTGGCTCTTTCAGATTATCGCTTTTGCCTTTTCTTTCGTGGTCGCTATTTCCTTCTCAAGATTGCGAGCGCATATTCAAAAGCATTATTCATTGCTACCAGAGCAACGAGTATTGCTTCGTTTATCAGAGGAAGAAATCTCTGTATTTAAAGATTTCCTTAAAACAGGAAATCTTATTATCACTTATCCTTGCCGTAACCCGGTTACGAAAAAATTAGAACGGAAGGGCATCATTCAACATCAGAGTGATAGCGCAAACTGTTCTTATTATCTCGTCACCGAAAAATACTCCCACTTTATGAAGTTATTCTGGAACAGCAGGAGTAGGCGTTTTAATCGTTAGCTTACTGTGTGCTTCTCCAACCATCGACGCGCGCCAGCTTCGGTTTTAAACGTTTTGCTTTTGGTATACATCATAGCGGTGAACGTGCCGTCATGGTTTGGGAACACGCCACATACCAGAGATTCGTTGTTGCCGAGGTCGATTTTTTGCATTTTGCTGACCTTACATCTTGTTGCTGCGTATAGCGGCTTCTGCCTGACAGAGATCCCAGTCATTCCTGCGTAGAGCCTGTACATAGTTGCTCCGTAACGTGGAGCCTACGACCTGCTTTTAACCACATCAGGTGAGGTGATATCCTTACAAATGGTCATTTACTGTAAGGATATTAATTAAGAAGGTTTTTTCTATGCTCGAAAATCAAACCATGAAGGTTGCCTGCCCTGATTGCGGTAGCGAGATGTTCAAGCGGCCCGATGATTTTGACTTTGACACTAATTTCGTTGGCGTTAGTTGCGCCGAATGTGGTCGAGAAATCACCAGGGACGATGTTATTAAGCAAGGAAAAAATGTTGTTCATGAACAGGTCAATGACATGCTCAGGAACGCCCTCAAAGGCAGCAGGTGGAAGTTTTAATAACTTCAGAATCGCACTAAGCTGATCCTCCGCTTCCGTAGCGTCTATAGAAAGTTCGATAGGCGCTATTTTCATTTCTGCCATACATCACCTCACTCATTTCCCCTTAACGCCGGGTGGCGGAACTGTTTGCTGAGAACACCGTGCGGTGTCTTGATGTAAACAAGATTAGTCATGGCTAACAATTAGGTCAAGTGTTTTTGTTTGCCATGACTAACATTTATGGCAACAAAAAAGATAACACATTGATTGTGTTATCTTTTGTTTGTTCGTTGACGGGCTTTTAATAATTCTTCAAAGAGTTTGTTGAAATTTTTTACTCGGGCGCGCATCTCGGTGAGCTGAGCATCCTGTTCTGATTCAGGCAATGCATTAAAAAGCTCAAGGAGCTCGTGTTCTTTGGGGGATAAAGCAACTGGCTCCTCAATAGGTGGTGATGGCTGCTTGTCTTCATCGCCAAATAGAATCCATGTTGGCGAGCACTGCAGTACATTGCTGAGGGCAAAAAGATTCTTCCCTGTAGGTTCGCTATCATCCCGTTCCCATTGTGAAACCGATACATGAGAAATTTTCAGGGCTTTAGCAAGAGACCTTTGGGTGTATTTGAGGTTTTTTCGGCGATACCTAATGCGTTCGCCAATGGTTAAATTTTTTGTATCCATAGTTAGCTAATGCTAAATCTTATTGACTATGTTTTTGTTAACATCTATTTTGTTAGTCATGACTAACAAGCGGGTGCTTTAAATGCTTAAAACTGACGCACTTTTGTATTTCGGTTCAAAAACAAAACTTGCACAAGCTGCTGGTATTCGTTTGGCTTCGCTTTATAGCTGGAAAGGGGAGCTAGTACCTGAAGGTCGCGCGATGCGCCTGCAAGAGGCATCTGGCGGGGAGCTTCAGTACGACCCCAAAGTTTATGACGAATATCGTAAGGCAAAACGACCTGGGAAGGTGATTCATGAAAATCAGGCATGAGCACATCGAATCAGTGCTGTTAGCCCTGGCAGCCGAAAAAGGGCAGGCGTGGGTCGCTAACGCAATTACTGAAGAATATCTGCGGCAGGGGGGCGGCGAATTGCCCCTGGTACCAGGCAAGGACTGGAATAATCAGCAGAACATCTATCACCGCTGGTTGAAAGGCGAAACAAAAGCGCAAAGGGAAAAAATTCAGAAGCTGATCCCAGCAATTCTGGCAATTCTTCCGCGCGAGCTGCGTCACCGACTCTGCATCTTCGATACCCTGGAACGCCGAGCATTACTGGCGGCGCAGGAAGCGTTGAGTACGGCAATTGATGCGCATGATGATGCAGTCCAGGCCGTTTACCGTAAGGCGCATTTTAGCGGCGGTGGGTCTTCCGACGATTCTGTCATTGTTCATTAAGCAAAAGTTTCCATGCTGGTTGTGCTTATTCTAAGCCACCGGGCAGCATCATACGGGGCAATTATGGCCGCATTACCATACATGCAACTGTACATAGCTGATTACCTGGCTGACACCATGCATTTGTCAGCAGAGGAACACGGTGCGTATTTGTTGCTGATGTTCAATTACTGGCAAACAGGAAAGCCAATACCCAAAAACAGGCTGGCAAAAATTGCCCGTCTGACTAACGAGCGATGGGCTGATGTTGAACCATCCTTGCGGGAGTTTTTTTGCGATAACGGCGACGAATGGGTGCATCTTCGGATTGAGGAAGATCTGGCATCAGTCAGGGAAAAGTTAACCAAAAAATCAGCCGCAGGAAAAGCATCTGTTCAGGCCAGAAGAAGCAGAAAGGAAGCAGATGTTCAAACAAAACAAGAGAGAAATTTAACAGGTGTTCAAACATATGTTGGAGTGGTGTTTGAACATGATGCCAACACAAAAGCAACTAATAAAGATACAGATCTAAAAGAATTAAACCCCACACATAACGCGCGCGTACGCGAGAGTACTCCGACAAGTGAATCGAACGGTACGCCATCGCAGACAACGGAACCCGAATATCTTGACGGCCTGATTGAACCCATCGGGAAATTTCCGATGACCGATGGCTGGCATCCGTCGCTGGATTTTCGACGACGGGCTGCACTGTGGGGCGTTGCCCTGCCAGAGCCGGAATTTACACATGCCGAACTTGCTGCCTTCCGGGACTACTGGACGGCGGAGGGGAAAGTTTTCACGCAGGTTCAGTGGGAGCAGAAATTCGCCCGTCACGTAAATCACGTCAGGGCGCAGGTTAAACCAGTCAGCAAGGGGGTGAGCCATGCAGCAGCACCAGGTGGCACCGCATCACGGGCAGTTCGGGAAATTCGGGCAGCACGTGAACAGTGGGAACGTGAAAACGGATTTATCAGCGACGGAAACGGCGTGGAAGCTGTGGGAACTCATGGGGGAGGTTTATTCGAACCGCTGGACTCAGAAGAACGGGGCCGCACCTTCGAAGCTCTGGATTGCACAGATTGGCGCGATGACTGAGCAGCAAATCCGGCAGGTCTGCCGCCAGTGCATGGAGCGTTGTCGGGCGGGTGAAACATGGCCTCCTGACCTGGCAGAGTTTGTGGCGTTGATTTCGGAAAGTGGGGCAAATCCGTTTGGTTTGACTGTGGATGCCGTGATGGAGGAGTACCGACGCTGGCGCAACGAGTCCTGGCGATACGACGGAAGCGATAAATACCCGTGGTCTCAGCCTGTGCTGTATCACATTTGCCTCGAGATGCGGGCAAAAGGGATTGAGCGTCAGATGACCGAAGGGGAGTTAAAACGACTTGCAGAACGGCAACTGGCGAAATGGGCAAAACAAGTTGGTGACGGCCTCAGTGTTCCGCCAGTCCGGCGGCAACTGACTGCACCAGAACGCCCGTCGGGGCCAACTCCAATTGAGTTGCTGAAACAGGAATACGAACGCCGGAAAGCGGCTGGTTTTGTTTGAGTTGAGAAGTAATTTTTACCGGGAGGAAATTTTAATGGAGACCGTTTTTGACGCACTGAAAGCAATGGGAAAAGCCACGTCGGTAGAACTGGCAGCGCGACTTGATATCAGTCGTGAAGAAGTGCTGAACGAGCTGTGGGAACTGAAAAAGGCTGGCTTCGTTGATAAAAGCGTATACACCTGGCGTGTGGCTGATAACAACGTTCAGCAGGAACAGCCAGCACAGACAGTGCTGCCGGAAGAAACCACTACGGCAACAGTGACGAAAATTTCGGAGAGCGATTTAACTTCGACGATTGAACAACGTGGCCCACAAACGGCGGATGAACTGGCTACGCTGTTCGGTACAACATCCCGCAAAGTGGCTTCAACGCTGGCAATGGCAATCAGCAAAGGTCGTCTGATTCGCGTTAATCAGAACGGTAAATTTCGTTACTGCATGCCGGGCGGTAATTTACCAGCAGAGCCGAAAGTTAAATCGATAGCGGAAACCCATGGTAAAGCCTTTCCTCAACCAGCAGGTGTTGCGTTACCGGTGCAGGAAGCTGCAACACAGGAAGATATTAAAACAGAAACTGTAGCGGACATTGTGCAGTCGTTGCCATCGTACACCGAAACACAAGCGGATGACCTGGTTTTGCCATCGCTGCATATGGCAAATCGCGAACTGCGTCGGGCGAAAAATCATGTCCAGAAGTGGGAGCGTATCTGCGCCGCGCTGCGGGAGTTGAACAGGCACAGGGATATTGTTCGACAGATTACTGATTTTTCCCGCAGTGTTGCATCGGAAAAGTGATTGCCGGAGGCGCTTATGGCAAAAGTATTTACACAAGAAGAGCGGGAAAAAATTAAAGGGCTGGTTGTTGAACTTGTACGTCTGAGCGGTCGCGAGACGTTACGACAACTGGAAGCTAAGACAGGTGCGACAAGATATTTTATGAGCGTTCTCGCCAGAGAGCTGGTTGCCAGTGGCGATGTATACAATTCTGGCTACGGGTTATTTCCGTCTGAACAGGCTCGTAAGGACTGGCAAAACGCCCGTAAAAAACTATCAAGAGCAAAGGTGAAGAAACCGGTTGTGGTTGATCCTGACCTTATCTGCTCATTACCAGACGGAGAAATACGCCGCTACGACAGGCGTATGAACATAATCTGTCGCGAGTGCAGGAAAAGTGAAGCTATGCAGCGTGTGCTGGCGTTTTATCAGGGGAAATTTCAGGAGGTGGTGCGGTGAGTGAATCAAAATGCAGGGTTAATGGCAATCAGATAGAACCGTGTGCGGCATTGGCAAAAGCACTTGAATATGGAAATCCAACATTTAAGAGCAAAGGTATATTTATCCCGGGGCGTGTGAACATAAACACTGGCGAGCCAGGCTTAGACATTGCTCAAATTCACTCTGGTCAATATGTCGGTCGTGGCGTTGCAATGTGTTTTTGCCCGTTCTGTGGTGAAAGTCTGAAAACGTGGGAGAACAGAAATGAATGAAATTAAAGAAATACCAGTAATACGTGATGAATATGGCTGCTGGACGCATCCTGAATATGAAAAATTCTGTGATGGTAGGGAATATATTTCAACGGAAGAGTTTAACGCCTGGATGGCGGAAAATAATCTTCAATGCGTCCTCTGCTTCAGAGACGAAGGATATGCTGACCTTGATGCGTGTGATGCTGATATTTCTGCATGGGAACCGGAACGACCAGAGGGCGATGGATGGTTTATTGGTTCGATACATGACACCGAAGATGGCCCGGTTTGTGTCTGGTTGCGAAATAAGGCTGAAGCATAAAGGTGATAAACCACCTGATAACAAAACACTGAAAATTTAAATCAGAAGTGGTTTTTATTAAATCCTTAACCGGAGGGGTTCCTGCACCCTCAATACATCAGGAGGTCGCCCGATAGGGCGGCAATAAAAATGACAGAATTAACTAAAGAATGGGTGTTGGGGTGAGTAATGCTGATATCGCCTTATCTGGTCTGGTTTCATGGGGCAGCATTAATAGTTATGCCGCATGTCCTGATGGCTGGCAACGTCATCCCGGCACCAAATCGCCATACCGGTATTGCAGCGGCACGACGTGCAGCAAAGAAACGCAGGAAAGCAAAACGATGAAAAACCGTAAAGCAAAAATTCTTTTGACCTGTAGAAACGCTCGCGGCGTCCAGTAATGGTTAAAACTCAGTAACCGCAGAATGGGATTGTTCACAAACACAACTGATATTGTGATGTGTTCCCTCAACAAGCCCAGCGCGGCACAAAACCGCTGGAGAAATCACGGTTCTCAGCAAATTAAATGGGAGGGATATGACTACATAAAAAGGGGCGAATGCCCCTTAGATCATCATTAGCTGCTCATCGCTGGCGGTACTTGTCTTTAGGAATTTCTAGACGATAATATCCACCATCTTTCTTAAAAATACGTTTACCACCACGAGTAATGTACGGGGTAAACACAATCACAACTTCTTCGCCTTTGGCGTTCATTTCTGTAGTCATGGTTTGATTTCCTGTAAATCTCACCTTTACAAGTCATCACCAAAACGCCTACACTAAAGGTGTGAATCATTAAGTAGGCGGGTAGTGATACTCTAAGAGCGGTGAGTAAGCTCTCAGAATCGTTATCCTTATCGGCAAAAGAGTTGGCGCTCTTTTGCCGATTAAATGATCTGGTTTTCACGAAATTTCCTCCACAAGATCCCTGCGACTTCATGGCTAACTTTGAAGTTAACAGCAATTTCTTTTGGGGTTTTGATCATCCCTTTCTCTTGCGGATCAACCAGAAACCAAGCGGCAAATTCGTTTGCTTGCCATTCTGCGTCCTCTCTAAAGCCATGATTGGAGGATGTCTGTGAGAAAGCAAATTCAGGCGTAACATCCGCATGAAGAATTAAATGCCCTAATTCGTGAGCCAGAGTAAAACGATCACGTGGTACGCCGTTTGCTGCATTAATGTAAGTGTCTTTACGTACGTATAACTCGCCTATTGCAGGTCTTGCCTTAGCATACTCATGCGGCATTTCATGAATTTCACAAATTTCCATCGAAATTGCACCGGTATCGTTTAGCCTGTCTAATAACCTAACAATGTCAATTGAAGGATCCGATGTCGCTGGGAGATACTGCCTTGCTTTTTGGCGCGCGGCGGCAGCAACTTTCCATATGGTTTGAGGAGCAATAAAATTTACTTTATTACACAGTAATCGCTTTTGTTTCATCTTTGACTTTGACCTTACATTTTTTTTATCTTCTCAAGCCAGTCATTTGCTTCACTTTCTGGAAGCTCTTTATACTTACGCGCAAAGGTGACGAACAATTCTCGGTGCTTGTCAGAAGTATTCTTAAAATCTTCTTTATGAACTGGTTGAGATACGTCCACAAGACATTGAAAATCATCTCTGCTGATGACTGTGTCTGCATAAACGTTCATGAATTTGTCTACAAAATCAGCAGATATTGAACGCTTACCTAATTCAATTGCAGAAAGTTGAGCGACACTCACACCAAGTTTTTCTGCCATGTCTTTCAATATCTGATCTTTATCAATACGGATTTTCCGTAAGAACCTACCAAGAGCTGTAACTTGCATTGTGACCTCCTAATCAAGGGAGGTAGTCTTTTACTACCATTGAAGATACATTAAACCATTATCAGATAATTAGTCAACAAAAATTGTAGAATGGATTTGTGTGACCTGATTTTGGTTAAAGAGAACATCGCATGTTATTGCAATCTATTAATTTAAAAATTCTAGATTTATCGATAGGTTGCGAGCGAATTTTGGTGCAAAGATAAAATGTTGGAAACAGCTAAAAGGTTAAGTAGAATGGCTGCGGGTGCTTGAGGCTGTCTGCCTCGGGCATGCCACTGTAAGGCAGACAGAGAAAAGCCCCAGTTAACATTACGCGTCCGGCAAGACGCTTAACATTAATCTGAGGCCAATTTCATGCTTTGCACATGTAGGTTAGCCTCTTACGCGCCGGAAGGCAAGGAGAAGCAGGCTATGAAGCAGCAAAAGGCGATGTTAATCGCCCTGATCGTCATCTGTTTAACCGTCATAGTGACGGCACTGGTAACGAGGAAAGACCTCTGCGAGGTACGAATCCGAACCGGCCAGACGGAGGTCGCTGTCTTCACAGCTTACGAATCTGAGGAGTAAGAGACTCGGCGGGGAGAAATCCCCGCCACCTCTGATGTGTCAGGTATCCTCAACGCACCCGCACTTAACCCGCTTCGGCGGGTTTTGTTTTTCATGAATAAGGGATTAATAATTTTAACTGAAATTATATTGCCTTGTTGTCCGAATGGTTAGTTAATTTTCGATATTGTTGTATTTGTCGTATTTGTCGTATTTGTTTTTATTTTCGGCTTTATCTTTTGCGATTGCTTCGAAATAAAGATTAATTAGAATTCATCCGTTTTGAGTAGCGCGCAGGGAGAAGATGGATGGAACCCTGAAAAGGGGAGAGCTATTTATTTGGAAGGATTCTGAAGATGAAAATCGAAGAATTGCATGAATTGTTTAGTGAAAATGGCCTCTATGCTGTGCGCGTTGAGAATGGAACTATTGTCAGTCACTGCCGCATTAAATGTTTACAATCCCAGCAAAGGAAGAGCGGTGCTGTGTTAATTTATTTTGTGGATGGACTTATGGTGGACGGTTTTATTTTACGTGAAGATGAATTTGTCACATCATTACAGGCTTTGAAAGAGATAGGACTTAAGGCTGGATTTTTTGCTTTTGAGACTGAGTGAATTCATCTACAATTCAGCACAGGGTTGACCCCCTGCTGAGTAACACCGTGCCACCGGAGAAAACCGATGGCACATATACAACTGGTCAAACAAACTTCTTCTGGTTTACTTCTCCCGGCGACGCCGGAGAGTTGCGATTTTCTGCATCAAATCAAAATAGGCGAGTGGATACACGCTGACTTTAAGCGTATTCGTAACTACGCATTCCACAAGCGTTTTTTCAAACTCCTGCAACTCGGATTCGATTACTGGACTCCGGTCGGTGGGGCGATCACGCCTCGCGAACGAGAACTGGTGTCCGGTTTCGTTGATTACCTGTGCGAATCAGTAGGTCGGGAACATACGCCAGCTCTGAGCGAAGCCGCAGAGCAATATCTGAATACAGTTGCGACACGCAGAACCCAGGATACGGCATTACTCAAGTCATTTGACGCCTTCCGTGAATGGGTAACCATTCAGGCCGGATTTTACACTGAGCATTTTTATCCGGACGGTAACCGCGGGCGTCGGGCGAAATCCATCGCGTTTGCGAATATGGACGAAACCGAGTTTCAGCAGGTTTATAAATCTGTACTGAATGTGCTGTGGAACTGGATTCTGTTCCGTAAATTTTCCTCTCCGGAACAAGTCGAAAATGTGGCTGCACAGCTGCTGGAGTTTGCGTGATGGCAGATTTACGTAAAGCGGCGCGGGGCCAGATGTGTCAGGTCAGAATTCCTGGCTACTGCAATCACAATCCCGAAACTTCCGTGCTGGCGCATTACAGACTGGCGGGGACGTGTGGAACAGCGACAAAGCCACACGATATGCAGGCTGCAATTGCCTGTAGCTCATGCCACGATTTAATCGACGGGCGGGCAAAAACCAGCGATTACACCAAAGAAGAATTGCGCCTGATGCACGCAGAAGGTGTCTTTCGCACGCAAGAAATCTGGAGAAAGGAAGGTTATTTATGATTTACCCAACAAATACAGGCAAAAGCGGGGAACACCTTCGTCTCACCACGCTGGAAAGTGTCTGGATTCAGGGAAAACTGCGCATGTGGGGGCGCTGGTCGTATATTGGCGGCGGTAAGACGGGGAATATGTTTAACCAGTTGCTGGCATCCAAAAAATTGACGAAAACAGCCATCAATGAAGCTCTGCGCAGGATGAAAAAAGCGGGGATTGATAAGACGGAACTGGAGGCATTTTTGCGGGAAATGCTCGACGGTAAGCAGAAAAGCTGGTTGTCTCATTGTACTGATGCCGAGGCGTTATGTATTGATCGGGTAATTAGCGAAGTGCTGGTCGAGTATCCGGGATTAATTAGCATCCTCCGACAACGATATGAAGGGCGGGGGATGAGCAAACTGAAAATGGCAGAGAAGTTAAATGAGTATCGCGATGACTGGAGTCTGAAAACTTGCAGAAATCGTATTGACGCGTGGCTAAATGTTGCAGAACACATTCTGTATATACCAATGAAATTGGCGTTAAGCATAGAAAGCCAATAAAAAATCATTGCGTTTTTGCCAATAAACTGCTTCAATTCAGTTACGCTTCGCAAAGCTGTATCGCGAGGTTAACCAGAAACGTGAACTTAAAAACCCGCCACTGGCGGGTTTTTTTATTTCTGGATCCTGGTTAAAAAATGCGCGATTAAATAGTCGTATAAAATATATTTTGTGTACATTTATGACTGTTTTTAAATTTATATAAAAAGTTGACAAAATAGAAATCTAAAAATAAATTTACAAAACTTGACGCTGCGATGTATTGCAGTTTTATTATTTAAACGTATTATTTGCCGCAGTTCTTCAGGGGGGAGTAATTGCGATATATTCCTGTCTGAGGAAATAATGCCGATTTAGCTCAGTAGGTAGAGCAACTGACTTGTAATCAGTAGGTCACCAGTTCGATTCCGGTAGTCGGCACCATATGCGGGTATCGTATAATGGCTATTACCTCAGCCTTCCAAGCTGATGATGCGGGTTCGATTCCCGCTGCCCGCTCCAGCAAAACAAATGAGGTATAGGTTTTTCAGCACTGGCGTTTTTTTCGCGGGAAAGGTCTCGTATATCCTTTATCGCTCTCCCGAATTATAATGGAGACCAGTTATGATTTCGGTGCTGTGTTTTTTGATACTATCGGAATAGTGCATTATTGGTGGGATTTTTTTGATGTTTCCTGGCAGGGGCTGATTATGCACTATCCCGATGTTGTTAACATCACAAAATGAGGTGAGCCCCATGTGCGGGGGTGGTTTAAGTGGTTGTTTAGCGGGGAAACTACAGTATCTGATGGTATGTCAGGTATTTCGGGAGGCACCCGACACCTCACCTATATTATAATAATACTCTTCAGCACTTACTGATTTGACCACCGCCTTAACAGGCGGTTTTTTTTCGATAATTTGCAGAATTGTACGCTGAATAAGCATTACATCGTTAAATTTATAACTTATTCCGAATATGCTGTGCTTGCTTATTGTTAGTTTGCTTACATTTCTGTATCTTGCTGCACCGCAGGTTTTCCCTGTAACGACGCTTGTATGATGAATCATTTAAACTTTGTAATTTGCCAGCCAGTCTCTGGTGGCTGGCTTTTTTTTGCAAGGTGTTCCGATAGTTCTGTTCGTCAGACTGGATTCCCGCAGAACAAAAAGCCGTCACTAACTCATTGGGTAAGAGTGCATAACACATATTGTTGTTTTGTGGTGCAGGGTTCGAGTCCCCGGTGACGGTCCACTTGTAATGGTAAATATACTTTTAACAGGCTCGCTTCGGTGAGCATTTTGTATGAGTTTAATCCGGTTTATATTGGCGAAAAAGGGCGCGGCTGTCGGATTAAAGCCGCGGGACAAAGTCCATGAAGAAGAATAAGTATCTGCCTCCTTCAGGAGACATGTTTATACTACTAAGCATTTAGAATGGTTTAAATCCTCAGATTAACCTTAATTTCAGATAAGGCTTATTTCATTTTTTCGCGCACACCCGGCGCACATCAAAAACCACATAACCTTTCAGGGGTGAGCTTACGGGATGATCAGTGTGACTTGAGCTGGTCACTCCGGGCGGAGGCTCATCCACTAAAAGGAAACGTCACGATGTTTGGGATTTTCAAAAGAAAACCCGTAAGCCCATTGTTGAAATAAAGATGATGGAAAACTACGTGATAATGGGCGGCCGGTGGGTGTTTTCATGTGGCAAGAATCATTTTTCAGATTATTACAGTTGAAGTGATTTTATTCCTTGTTATTATACACCTGTCTTCTGGGAGAGTTATCTTATTCCCCGATAAGAATCCATATGAAGAGTAAAAATCGTTCAGGAAACAGGATCGCTGATTTGTAATTGGCTAGTCAGTGGCTGGAATCGCTCTGGCAGTAGATGAGACTCACTTATATTAAGTACTGACGCTTTATTCGTGGTAAGTTTTCGTAACTGTCGCTTTTTGTTTTGTAATAAAAACAAAATATCACGGTGTTGGTGTTGTTATTTTACAATAGCGGGATGGTGTATTTTCGGTAGAAATGTTGTGTTTCTTTGGAGAGTCGGAAATACATCATTCCGGTGTTGTAAATAACACCAAAGAGATGTTTCCCGGTATGAGAGTGGTTTACATTGTTGCTTTTGGAACCACAATATCTGGCATAAAGTCAGATATTCAGGGAAGTCCGCAACATCTCAATTTCGCTACAATAAAAATGATTCATCTTCAGCATTGTTCAACCGCCGCACTAGGCGGTTTTTTTTGTGTTGAATTCAAAAAAATACACGGACACTGATAATGTCCGTGTGGCAATGCCATGTAAGTCAACGATGAATATGACGCAAAAAAAACGCGACCGTCGGATTAAGGTCGCTGGACAAAGTCCGTGAAACATAACGAATTTCCGTTCCTCCCCCCGTTCGGGAAGTGCAAAAAGTATATAAATTAATTTTTCTCGTTTAAACAGGAAAGTTAATCTGAATTTCTGGTAATCCTTATTCCCGTACATTAATTCTTCGCTTTTCATATCAGACTATGTCACACAAAAGGCATTTGCGGATTCCTTCGATGGGATGTTGTTTTTTACGGGCCGCTGGTGGCCTTTTTTATTTACAGGAGAAAAAGTATGTCTGAACCCTTATCCGGTTCCGGCACGGCTGCGGCGCTCGGCGGGGCGACGGTATTCGGGCTCTTTACCGGAACGGATTTCGGGATTGTGTTTGGTGCGTTCGCCGGGGCGTTATTTGTGGCAACGATACCGCAGGCGCTTTCAGCCTGGCGTGTGGCGGCGCATTTTCTGGTGTCGTTCATTATCGGCGTGCTGGGTGCAGAGGTTCTGGCATCCTGGCTGGTAAAGCATACAGGGTTTGACGGAGCGCCTGTCGACGCATTGTGTGCAGTGCTGGTGTCAGTGGTGTCGGTGAAGATTCTGTCGTTCATCCACCAGCAGGATATTGCATCACTGGTGTCCGGTCTGTTCTCCCGCCTGCGGGGCGGAGGAGGCGGCAAATGTTAAGTAACCTTCCCGGATTGCTGAACGTGGCGTTATGCATGGTTATCGTGCTGACGCTCTTTTTTTATCGACGTAAAGATTCCACGCATAAACCGCTGATGTCATGGCTGGCTTGGCTGCTGATGCTGCTTTATGCCCTTGCGCCACTCAGCTATCTGTGTGGTCGTCTGTTAGCGGCGAACTGGCTGGTGGTGTTTTTTAATCTGCTGTTCTGCGTGCTGGTGATACGTGCACGTGGGAATGTTTCAAAAATCCTTGCATTACGAAGGTACTGAAATGAAGTCGAAAGATGAAATTTTTGACGAAGTTCTGGGAAAAGAGGGCGGTTACGTCAACCATCCGGATGATAAAGGTGGTCCGACCAAATGGGCATTACTGAAAAAGTCGCCCGGGCGCACGGATATCAGGGCGATATGCGTGACCTGACGCGCGGGCAGGCGCTGGAAATACTCGAGGCGGATTACTGGTACGGCCCACGTTTTGACCAAGTGGCAAATTTGTCCCCGGATATTGCCGCAGAGCTGTGCGACACAGGCGTCAACATGGGGCCAACCGTGGCGTCAAAAATGTTTCAACGCTGGCTGAACGTTTTCAACCTGCGCGGGAAACTGTATCCGGATATGGATGCAGACGGACGTATCGGCCCACGAACTATTAATGCGTTACGGGCATATCTGAAAAATCGTGGCAGGGATGGCGAACGGGTAATGCTGACCGCACTGAACTGTACGCAGGGTGACCGTTACCTGGAGCTGGCAGAGAAACGGGAGGCTAACGAGTCGTTTGTATATGGCTGGATTAAAGAGCGCGTATCAGGAATCAATTGTTGATATTTATACTTTAGTTGGAAATTACAAAATTAAATAAAAAATTTGCGTAATAGCTGAAATTATAATCTCAGGATAAATTATATATGTCTTATGTTTTTGATTAATTCTATTTATTGATTTGCATCAATTATCTTTTTTGCAGATGCGTTAATGTCATTGTACATAGTTCAGAGCGCACAATAAGTATCATGAATAGAATTGTTTTTTGGTTTGTCACCTTGGTTTTCATATCTTCTACGTCTTATGCTAATGATTTTTATAGAGCAGACTCCAGATCACCAGATGAAGTGAGACGTTCTGGTGGGTTAATACCCCGAGGACAAGATGAAGCGTATGAACGTGGTACGCCAATCAATATTAATTTATATGATCACGCCCGAGGAACTGTAACAGGGAATACCAGATATAATGATGGTTATGTATCTACAACAACGACATTAAGACAGGCTCATTTGATCGGGCAAAATATGCTTGGGAGCTTTAACGAGTATTATATTTATGTCATTGCACCAGCGCCTAATTTATTTGATGTGAACGGCATACTCGGTACATACAGCCCATACCCAAGTGAAAATGAGTATGCAGCATTAGGTGGTGTTCCATTATCACAAATAATTGGATGGTATAGAGTAACTTTTGGTGCGATAGAGGGGGGGATGCACAGAAACAGAAATTATCGAAGAGATTTATTTCGTGGATTATCTGTTGCACCGAATGAAGATGGGTATCATCTTGCGGGATTCCCTGATGAATTCCCAGCCTGGAGAGAGTACCCTTGGATAGAGTTTGCGCCAGATCAATGCCATCAAAATAATAAAACTAATAGTTTTTTAACCTGTGATTTTATCACTAATGAACTATCGCAAGCTGATTTATTAAAATTTAAGAAGCTCATAAAACGCAAATCCACTTTGTTGACTTTGCAAAGTATTGATGATTTTCTGGTAAAGAATGGAGATAAAGATGAACTTTAAGGCATTGATTAAAATTTTTGTTTTTATGATAAGTTTGGTATCTATCCAAACATTTGCAGGTGTTAGCCAGGAGTTTAGAACTAACTGTGGAGGAACCACAGCCAGAATTGTAGAGGGAGTCAAATTGACTCAATATTTTGCTGACGCAAATGTTAATAGGAAAGGTATATATGTTGTCAGTTCAACTGGCGGTGTTTGGATTATTCCTGGGGCGCAAAACTATCCGGACAATTATGTCGCTGATGAAATGAGGAAAATTGCAATGGCTGCTATACTTTCAGATATGAAAGTGAATTTATGCGCAAGCGAAGCATATAGTCCGAATCATATATGGGCTATAGAATTAGATGCGGAATAATTAAGCTGTTTTTTGTTTTATTGCCCCAGAGTGGGGCATTTTTATTTCTATGAGCTTATGAAGTGTTGATTGTGTGAATGTTATTATTGAAGGGGACGAATATAAGCGGATATATAGCATTGAAAATATTAATGTTGTAACCACACATCAGCATTATAACAGCTCTTTAGTGAGGGGCTGTTATAATGCCATGGTTCACCAACAGCACCCGCCGCGCACCCAGCGCACTGGCTGTTGGCGAGCTTTTTTATTCATCAAGCGAGGCTGTATGAGCGAGAAATTGAAGATCGTCTATCGCCCGTTACAAGAACTGTCTCCGTATGCACACAATGCCAGGACACACAGCCCTGAGCAGGTGGCACAACTGGTAGAAAGCATTAAGCAATTCGGCTGGACTAATCCGGTGCTGATTGATGAAAAGGGCGAAATTATTGCGGGTCACGGTCGCGTTATGGCGGCTGAAGTGCTCAAAATGGATTCCGTTCCGGTCATTGTTCTGTCTGGTCTGACGGATTACCAAAAAAAGGCGTATCGCCTGGCAGATAATCGCTTGCCACTGAACGCTGGCTGGGATGAAGAACTGTTACGGATGGAGCTGTCGGAGTTAATCAATGCTGATTTTGATGTCTCCCTGACAGGCTTCAGCCCGACAGAAATTGATGAGCTGTTGACGGATGTTTTGCCAGGTACAGGAAATGAGGATGAGCCGTATACGACGAAAATTGATACGCCTGTTTATGAGCCATCGGGCGGTAAACCGGATATCAGTGAACTGTACGACGATACGAAAACTCAGGAGCTGATCAACCGGATACGTTCGGCGCCCCTTGCTCCTGATATTGAGAAATTCCTCCTGTGTGCGGCAGAACGTCACACGGTGTTTAATTTCAGCAGAATTGCGGACTATTACGCTCACGCCCCCGCTGAAATTCAGTGTCTTTTCGAGGAGTCGGCGCTGGTGATCATTGATTATCAGCAGGCTATTGAAAATGGATTTGTCCGGATGACGCAGCGTATGGTGGAGATCATGCATGGCGGGGAGGAGGATGAATGTGCGTGATGATTTTTGCGCCTTTATTCTGACTCACGGGCGACCGGACAAAGTTCTGACTTACCGGACGTTGCGTCGTGCTGGCTATACCGGGAAAATTTTTATCATTGTCGATGATGAAGACAAGACCTGGCATCAGTACGTAGCTGAATTTGGTGAACAGGTGCTGGTGTTTTCCAAAGCCGATATCGCCAGTCGTTTTGACGAAGCCGATAATCTCGGTGACCGCCGTTCAATTTTTTACGCCCGTAATGCCTGTTTCGACCTGGCAAAAATGGTCGGGTGTAAATACTTCATTCAGCTCGATGATGATTATCACGAGTTCCAGTTTCGGGTGGATCGCAACTATGACCAGGCCTATTTTCCGATAAGGAAACTGGATGCGATCCTTTCTGAAATGCTGGCGTATTACGAATCAATACCCGCGCTTTCCATCGCTATGTCGCAGGGCGGGGATTTTCTTGGTGACAATGGCGCTCATGCTTCATGGGTGAAACGTAAGGCAATGAACAGCTTTATCTGTTCGGTTGACCGACCGTTCTCATTCATGGGACGCATTAACGAGGATGTGAATACGTACACGAATCTCGGTCGCCGTGGAGAATTGTTTATGACGATCGGTGCTGTCCAGTTAGGGCAGAAACAGACGCAGAAAAACAGTGGCGGAATGACCGAGCTGTATCTGGATTCCGGAACCTACGTTAAAAGTTTTTACTCCGTCATGTATGCACCGTCGTGCGTAAAAATCTCACTGATGGGCGCCAGCCATAAACGCATTCACCACCAGGTCACCTGGAACAACGCTGCAGTAAAAATTCTTCACGAAAAATACAGGAAGAAGACACCCTGCATATCAATGGGGGTGACAAATGATTCCGTATTCGAAAGTCGAGTCTCTGGCAGCGTGCCGGATGACTGCACAACAAATCGCTGACGTTCTGGATGTTGATCTGAATCGACTGAAAGAAAATCGGGAAGCAATGACAAATTTTTATGCGTCCATCCGTAAGGGCAGAGCGAAAGGTGAAGCCGAGTTACGGGCGGCATTGTTTAAGCTTGCCAGAAAAGGGGATGCCTTTGCTCTGCGCGAACTACTCAGGGTGGATAAAAATCAGGACTAACTGATGAGCAGACCGGACTGGGGGGCGTTGCAGCAGGAGTATATTGCTGAATACACCCGCTCCGGTATATCTCCGGTGGCATGGTGTGAAGCAAGGGGACTGAATTACGCAACAGCCCGTCGTTACATCAAAAAACCTCCGAAAAATGCGCAGGCAGAAGTGCGCAAAACTGCGCAAAAAGGTGCGCAAAAGAAAACTGCGCAAAAGCGAACCGGCAAAACGGGGAAGGAAAAATCCAGAGTGGTTGTTTCTCCCGTTGCAGGAAATGATCAGGAAATTTTATTCAATCCCGATGAATTCGGCATCTCAGAGCAGCAGACGAAATTTGCGATGCTGGTTGCACAGGGGAGAAAACTCGTTGAGGCATATCGCCTGGCAGGATACGAGTCAGAGGGGAATGCGGCCTACGTAACTGCCAGCCAGCTCCTAAGAAATCCTAAGGTTTATCGGGCTATTTCATGGTTCCGCAATCAGTACCAGAAACGCTATACCGCAGACCTGGATTTACTGGTGAGTCAGTTGATGGCCATTGTCCAGGCCGACCCCAATCAGCTTGCACAATTTCGCCGTGTTAACTGCCGTTATTGCTGGGGCGAGAATCATCTCTACCAGTGGCGCGATATAGCAGAATTCGACAAGGCAGCGGCGCAGGCTTCCAGAGATGGCAAACCCGAACCGGAATATGGAGGCCTTGGCTTTGTTGATAACGCCATACCCAATCCGGACTGCCCGAAGTGCTGCGGTGAGGGAACGGGGCAGCTTTATATGGCTGATACCACTCTGCTTGATGGGGATGCACGGCAATTATATGCAGGGGCAAAGCTAGGAAAATTCGGTGTTGAGATCCTGCTGGAGGATAAAGCTGCCGCCCGGCGTGAATTGTTGCGTTTGCTTTCTGCTGGCGGGGCTTTATGTGCAGATAAGCGGCTACAGGAACTGGAAATTGAACGGCGCAGAATGGAAAACCAGAAGCTGCGTAAAGAGATCGAAACGGTGGAAGATAATGAACATCCCCAGCCTGTGGCGATCAATATTAATGTGGTTGATGCAAGAGCAAGGAGTGATGAAGATGATCTCTCCGACGCTTAATGTGCCTCAGGCGCGATTTCTTTCAATGCCCCATAAATTTAAAGCCTATATTGCTGGTTTTGGCTCGGGTAAAACATGGGTTGGGTGTGGCGGCATATGCAAAGGGATTTGGGAGCATCCAGGTATAAATCAGGGATATTTTGCGCCAACGTATCCCCAAATTCGCGATATTTTTTACCCTACAGTGGAAGAAGTTGCTGCTGACTGGGGATTGAACGTAAAAATTAATGAGGGAAATAAAGAGGTTCATTTTTATTACGGACGTCAGTATCGGGGAACCACTATCTGCAGATCGATGGAGAAGCCGCAAACGATCGTCGGTTTCAAAATTGGTAATGCTCTGGTGGATGAACTGGACATTTTGCCGAAGGAAAAAGCCAGAACAGCGTGGCGCAAGATAATTGCGCGTATGCGTTATAAGGTTGATGGACTTCGCAACGGTATTGACGTTACAACCACGCCGGAAGGATTCAAATTTGTCTACGAGCAGTTTGTTAAAGCCGTGCGTGAAAAAACAGAGCTGGCCTCAATGTATGGTCTGGTGCAGGCATCTACTTTCGATAATGAAAAGAACCTGCCAGCAGATTACATTCCTTCGCTTCTTGAGTCATACCCTCCAGAGCTGATTAAAGCCTATCTTCGAGGACAGTTTACTAACCTGACAAGTGGTACTGTTTACCATCAGTTTGACCGGAAACTGAATAATTGCGAAGAAGTGGAGCAGCCAAGGGAGCCGATTTATATTGGGATGGATTTTAACGTTGGAAAGATGGCGGGGATCGTCCATGTACTGCGTTTGGGGCTTCCATGTGCGGTAACTGAAATCATCAATGCCTACGATACGCCGGACATGATCCGCATCATTAAAGAACGCTTCTGGCTGTATGACGGGAATGATTACCGGAAAGTGAGGGAGATTTATATTTATCCAGATGCTTCAGGAGATTCCAGAAAATCAAGTAACGCAAGTACGACGGATATAGCCCAGCTTAAGCAGGCTGGTTTTAACGTTGTGGTGAACAGCTCGAACCCGCCAGTAAAAGATCGCGTTAACTCAATGAATGCAATGTTCTGCAATGCCAATGGCGAGCGTCGCTATAAAGTTAATGTGAAGCGTTGTCCGGTATATGCCGAATCTCTGGAGCAACAGGTCTGGGATGATAAGGGGGAGCCTGATAAAAAATCAGGCAACGATCACCCGAATGATGCCGGAGGCTATTTCATCGTTAAGCAATTCCCTATTATCAAACCGAGCGGAAGAGTCACATCACTTCGGATTTAATTATGGCTGATATATCAACACCCAACCTCGACTATAACGATATGCTGGAGGCGTGGGATATTAACGACGCACTGATGGGCGGTACGCTTGAAATGCGCAGGCAGGGGGAAAATTATCTCCCAAAATGGCCTAACGAAGATGAAGACGCTTATAAAAAACGCCTGTCTGTGGCTACGCTACTTCCTGTGTATGAAGAAAGCATTAAGCAAAATATTGGACGCATATTTGCAGAGCCGACAGTATTGAGTGAGGAAACGCCGGAAAAAATCAGGGAATATGCAGAAAATATCGACATGGAGGGGAGCCGACTGGATGTGTGGGCGCAGCAATTTTTCAGCCTCGCATTTCAGTATGGTGTGGCACATGCGCTGGTGGACTATCCACGAACGGATATGAAGGAGATCCGGACAAAAGCCGATGAAAATGCGGCTGGTGGTCGCCCATACGTTACGATGCTGAATCCACGCCAGGTTATTGGATGGAAATCGAAAGTTGAAAAAGGGAAAGTTGTTCTTACTGATTTGCGTATAAAAGAGGTCATCATTGTTGATGGTGATGATTTCGGGCAGAAGAAGGTGGAGCAGATCCGCCATATTATGCCCCGTTGCGTTGAAATTTATCGACGCAGCGAAGGTACTAATGGCGAATCTGTCTGGACGCTTCACGAGTCATGGAATACCAGCCGTGATGATATTCCTCTGGTAACACTGTATACGAAGAAAACAGGGTTTATGCGTGGTACACCGCCATTGCTTAATCTTGGCTTGCTGAATATCAAGCACTGGCAAAGCCAGAGCGAGCAGGACAATATTCTTCATGTTGCCCGCGTCCCATTGCTGGTGGCCTACGGGCTGGACAGAAATGAAGAACTGACGGTTGGTGCATCCACCGCTACGATTTTTGAGGACAGAACAAAAAATGGCCTCGAATATGTTGAACATAGTGGGGCAGCGATAGAATCTGGCGAAACCTCACTGGAGAAGCTGGAAAATCAGATGCGTCATGCCGGCGCTAAACTTCTGCGGGCTGAAAATACATCCACCAAATCTGTTGATCAGACTAATGAAGAGCGGATGCAGGAAAACTCGCCGCTTTATACAATGGCGAACTCCCTCGAAGATGCCCTCGATAATATTCTCCAGATAATGGCGGAATGGATCGGAGAGAGTTGCGGCGGCAATGTGGATGTGCGCACTGAACTGGATGTATCTGCCCAGGTGTTTGACTCATCCTCCGCGCTGGCTGTTCAGTCATTGCGTCAGGGCGGTGATATACGTCAGATTGATGCGGTTCGGGTGTTGCAGGCGTTGAAATTTATTGATCAGGATTCCCGTCCAGAGGAAGTGATCGATGAATTAAAAAATCAGAGTGTGATGCTGATGGATATCAATGATGCAAACCGTGAATGAACGGCTGCGTGATGAATCAATTGCTCATGCAGTCTGGGTATCCCGCTATAGCACTGGTGTGGCTGCCAGAATGGTGAAAACACTGAATGACAGTGATGCGGAGCTTACAGCTCGCCTGCTGGTGGCTCTGGACAGCCTCGATCCAGGTAGTTTTACCGTTACGCGCCTGGAGTCACTTCTGGCGAGTGTCAGAGAGGTTAACCGCGCTGCGATTAACAGTATGTTTACCAGTCTCTCCGGAGAGCTGAACGAGCTGGCAGTTTATGAGGCTGGTTATCAGTTAAGTCTGTTTGATTCTCTGCTACCTGATTTTGTTGCTGATGTTCACCCTCTGGTTGGTATCTCACCTGATGCACTTTATGCCGCTGCAATGGCGCGACCATTCCAGGGACGACTGCTCAGTGAGTGGGCCTCAGATCTTGAGGCGGATCGGCTCAGACGCATAACAAATACGGTGCGTCAGGGTTTTTTGTTGGGGGATACCAATGAGCAGATCGCAAGAAAAATTCGGGGACATGTCAGTAAGGGATTTCAGGACGGTGCATTGCAGATGAGTCGGGCTAATGCGGCCAGCATTGCAAAAACAGCGGTTGGACATCTTGCTGCTACTGCCCGTGAGAGTTTTGCCAGCGCGAATAATGATTTGATTAAGGGTAAGCAATGGTTATCAACGCTTGATAATCGTACTACGCCACAATGTCGAATCAGGGATCGCCTCAAATATACGCTGGATAATAAACCTGTAGGTCACAGCGTGCCTTATTTGCAGGGGCCGGGGAAAATTCATTTCTGCTGTCGCTCAACGGAAACGTTCATTCTGAAATCAGCGAAGGAACTGGGTATTGATGTTCGTGATATTTCCCCGGCTGAGCGGGCCAGCATGGATGGCGTGGTGGCCGGAGATACAACCTACAGGGAATGGTTTTTGCGCCAGCCTTACACCAGACAAAAACAGATTGTGGGGGAAACCCGGGCAAAGCTGATTCGGGATGGTGGTATGTCGCCAGATGAATTTTACACCGATAAAGGCGAGTGGCTGACGCTGAAGCAACTCCGAGAGCGTGATGCACAGGCATTCAGAAAAGCAGGGATTTAAATAAATCATTTATTACAACAGGCTACCTTCGGGTGGCCTTTTTTATTGCTGCGATCCGGATGGTGAGCAGCGTAACTGTCGGAAGACTTAAACCAGGTACTAATATGAAACTGAAAACGGTCGAGATTAACGGAAAACAATACGCAGAAATTGATACTGCTGGCCTGCCAGTCTATGTGCACGACGATGGTAAAGAAATCGGCTTCGATGCACCGCTGGCGACAAAAAAAATTACAGAGCTTAATGGCGAGGCAAAAAATCATCGCCTGGCTAAAGAAGCTGCAGAGGAAAAACTGGCTAAGTTTGCCGCTATCGAAGACCCGAAGAAGGCGGTTGAGGCACTGGAAATGCTGTCAAAAATCGACCAGAAAAAGCTGATCGATGCGGGACAGGTTGACCAGGTTAAGGCAGAAATTACGAAAAATTTTCAGCAGCAATTAGATGAAGAAAAGCAACGCTCTCAGATGCTGGAGAAGCAGCTTTACGATTCTATGATTGGCGGTAGTTTTGCGGGTTCAAAATATATTGCCGATAAAATTGCGATCCCGGCAGATTTATTACAAGCCCGCTTCGGACAGGCATTCAAAGTGGAAGAAGGGAAGATCGTTGCTTATGACGCTTCCGGCAACAAAATTTATTCCCGCGCGAAGCCAGGAGAACTGGCGCAGTTTGATGAGGCGCTGGAGTTCCTCGTCGAAAATTACCCTCAGAAAGACTACATCCTGAAAGCCAGTGGTAACAATGGCGGCGGTTCCCGTCCAACACAGCATGATATTGGTCAGAAAACGATGAAACGCTCTGCTTTTGATGCACTGGATGTTGCAGGTAAGCAAAACGCACTGAAAGACGGTATCACAATCGTTGATTAATACATTTGCCAGCTTCCGGATGGGAGCTGGTGTCAGGGCTGGATAGCTCACTACTCAATCCATTCACAATTACGCAAATTTTTAAGGAATATTTAATTATGGCTGGAAATACCCTGACCGGGTTGATCCCGACTATTTACACCGCCCTGGATGTTGTATCCCGTGAGCAGGTGGGTTTTATCCCTGCGGTAGCAAAAAACGCAAAAGCTGACGCCGCAGCAAAAGATCAGACGGTAACCGCGCCAGTTGCGCCTGAGGCGAAAACCGAAGATATCGTACCGGGGCCGTCAGCTCCGAATACCGGTGATCAAAATATTGGCACTGTTGATGTAAAAATTACTAAATCCAAAATGGCGCCGGTTAAATGGAATGGTGAAGAACAACTGGCTCTTGGCCCTTCAGGGACTTACAACACCATTCTGGCTGATCAGTTCAAGCAGGCTTTTCGCGCCCTTGCAAACGAGGTTGAGGCTGATCTTGGTGCGTTGTATTTCGGTGCTTCCCGCGCCGTGGGAACCGCAGGGACAACGCCATTTGGTGTTAAAGATGATCTTTCTGATGCTGCTCTGGCTCGTCAGGTTCTGGAGGATAACGGCGCACCGACAACAGATCTGCAGATGGTGCTTGGTTCCACTGCCATTGCTAATTTGCGCGGAAAACAGTCTGTATTGTTTAAAGTGAATGAATCCGGCACTGAACAGCTACTGCGTGAGGGCGTGTTGGGGCGTCTGGAGGGATTCAATATTCACAGTTCGGCAGGTGTAAAACGAGCGCCAAAGGTTGCTGCAACTGGTTATCTAGTGAATGGCGAGAAAAAAGAAGGCGATGTTCTTATTTCCATTGATACTGGTTCGGGGAGTATTTCTGCAGGTCAGATTGTTACGTTCGCTGGCGATCCGAATCAGTATGTTGTGGCAGCAGCGACCAGCAATCTGATTACTCTTGCAGCGCCGGGACTGCGTCAGGATCTGGCCGATGATACTGCAATCACAGTTGTTGGCTCCTTTACTGCAAATATGGCGTTTGATCGCAACGCGTTTCTGCTGGCATCCCGTACTCCGGCAATGCCGGAAGGTGGCGATAATGCTGATGATGTAATGAATGTTACGGACCCAATTTCAGGGATTACGTTCCAGATTGCACTGTATCGTCAGTATCGCCAGGTGCGCTATGAAGTTGGACTGGCATGGGGTGTTTCGTCAGTGAAACCGGCACATGGTTGTCTGATTCTTGGTTAAACATCCAAACGGGGCTTCGGCCCCATTTTTAATGGAGGGTATATGGCCGGATTAACTAAAGAGCAAAGAGCACAGCGTGAAGCCGCGCAAAAAAATGCAGTGGTGGAGCAGAATGTGGAGCAAATTCAGGAGCCACAAAAAACGCAAATTGAGTTAGTGGTTATGGTGACCGATTATCAGATGTTTCCCGGCGCACCAACTATCGCTAATGTTCATCCTGATGAAGTTGACAACTGGAAGGCTCTGGGCTGGAAAACTCAGGAGTAACACATGATCACTTACGTGACCTGTGATGACGTTGATAATGCGTTTGGGAACGCCTGGACGAGTGAGAACGCTAAAAATAAAGCTGTTTTAATGGCTAATGCCTGGCTTAATGGCTTCAGCCTGAAAATTAACCCATCCCGTATTCCGGAAGAGGTAAAACTTGCGGGAGCATATGCAGCCAGAATTGCCTCTGTCGGTAAGTTGTTTCAGCAGAAAAATGATTCTGGCGTTGTTATCAGCAAAGCCGTGTCGGTTGACGGGGTCAGTGTATCGAAATCATTTGCTGAATTGCCAGCAAACAGCACTGCATTGCTTGAACCCGATTTACAGCTTGCGATAGCACTGCTGAAACCGTACGGACTTAGTCGCTCACAAGTCAGGGTTGTGAGGGGGGGATGATGGTGCTTCGTGAAGAGATTCAGTCAGAGGTTGCCGCTGCTTTTGATGAGGATTTAGCAGACGCCGTGAGTGATTTTTCTGGTTCTTACGTTACGCACCGGAACTGGGATCCTGTGACGGAAACAGGCGGCGAATCCACAGCAACCTATACCGGGCGAGGCGTGTTGACGCGTTATAAGCTGGGCAGAATTGATGGGATTAATATTTTGCATGGTGACCTTAAATTGACTGCTCTGGTATGCGAGGTTACTGATAAACCCGCTGTCGGCCATATTATTGAGATTTATGATTCTGTATCAAGGCAGTTGCAACGATACGAGGTAATTACAGCGAGTGTAGATCCTTCCGCATCAGTTTACTCAATTCAGTTAAGGAGAGCGTAAATGGCAAAGGTATGGGATATCGAACCGTCAATATTTGCCGGGATGATTGAGGAAGATGTGGGGCTGAAAATTCGCTACATCGCTATTCAGATTCTTACTGCTATTGATATTGCTGCTCCGGTTGATACCGGGCGTTTCAGAAATAACAACATGGTGTCGTTGCAGCATCCCGATTTTGGTACATCTGATAACGTGGATCCGAACGGTACGATTGCGGTTCAGCGTGGGATCGGGGTTATTTCGAAAGCTGCAAATTACGGAATTATTTATATCCAGAATAACCTTCCTTATGCAGAGGCTCTTGAAAACGGTCATTCACAACAAGCGCCAACTGGCGTGTATGCCAACGCTTTTAATGGTGTTTTACAGGCTTACAAATGACGTTTACTGAAATCAGAAATACGGTCATTTCCAGAATGACGGCACAGATGGTTATTGATGGAAAAGACGTATTGTATCCGAACGGGCCAACGTTCGATCCTTCCGGTAAGTTAATCTGGGCGCGGTTAAGTAATATTCCCGGGCAGGCTGGAGTTAATGAAATTGGCGCGGGGCCGGTTGTTTATCGCACGGGGATAATCATTATTCAGTTATTTGTCCCCGCAGGTTCTGGTTCAAAACTCATTACTGAGACAGCCGATAAATTGCGGGAACTGTTTGAGTTTCAGGATGACGACCGTCTCAGTTACCAGGCTGTTTCCTCAATAACCGTTGGCGAAAAGAATGGCTGGTTCCAGCTTAATCTTCAAATTCCATATCGCGCGCTCTAGCGCAATTAATGACATAGGAGGCTCCTGTGAGTTCAGGTGCAAAGGTTATCTCGGCATTTATCCGGGAGACAGTTGCAGGCACCACACCAGCAAGTGGTGACTGGAGTTTATTAAAACGCACAAGCTGGGGAGTAAAACCCACCCAGAATAAAGGCGAAAATAATGAGATTGGTGGCTCCCGGATGGCTCAGGGAGCGACGCCTGGCACTGTGGATGTTGGCGGTGATGTTGGTACCAAATTTCGCTGGGGTCAACATGATGATTTTCTTGCATCCTGTTTCGGCGCGGAATGGTCAGGTGATTCTCTGACAATGGGGAATGAGCGAATAACATTTTCTCTGGCGACCTATGCGTCCGATGTCGGAATTGCCTCTGTTGTCAGAGGAGCGCAGGTTGGCTCATGGAAAATGCAGATCCCTAACGACGGCGATATTACGGCGACCGTAACCTTTGCCGGGCTGGACTGGGAATCAAAGGCCGATGATACGAATTTTATCAAAGGCGAACCTGTGGATAGTGCAGGAAAGCTACGTTATTCGTTTAAGGAGGTTTCAGCAGTAAGCCTGAATGGTGTTGCCGGAGGTAACGGTTTTTGTATCGACAGTTTTGATATTCAGTTCGATAACAAACTCCAGACACAGCGTTGTATCGGGACTGGCTCGCCTTATGCAGGAGCAAATATTCCGACTACTTTTACACCGTCCGGTACGGTGACGCTTTCATGGTCTAAAGCCGCGTGGGAAATCTGGAGTAAAACACTGACTGGAGAAACAGTTCCGTTCAGCTTCACACTTTCGAATGGAGAGGGGACATACACTTTCAGTTTCCCGAAGGTTCAGGTGTCAGGTGAATGGCCCGATGGGGGTAATACCGACATTATCCAGGTTCAATTGAGCATTACCGCAGCAGATGAAGCACCTACGATAACCAGAAAAAAAGCCTCCCCGGCTGCCGTGATCGCAAAAGCCAGTGCTGAGGCGATTAGTTGATTTTCCGTTATTCCCCCTGTGGTACTGCACTACAGGGGGCGCATTGAATGAGGTTATGGATGTTTATTCTTAATCAGAAAATTATCATCGGTGGTGAACGCTGGTTTACCCCAATGAAGGACTTAAAACCTGTAGACGGGTTAAAACTGTTGGTGGCAAGCAGCGATAACGATCAGTATCGCTCCCGTAATGCATTAATCCGTCGCCACATTGAGAAAATGGATGCCAGTTTGCACGTCGGAACGAAGGAGTTTGATATTGCCAAGGTTTCCGAGGTGGATTCTGTTGATGATTTACTCATTGATAATGCTGCTCGTTATCTGCTGAAAGACTGGAAAGGGGTTGGTGAACTGGTTGATGGTGTTGAGGTTGCACTGGAATATACGCCAGAACGAGGGATCGCGCTGCTTAAGCAGAATCCGGAGTTGTACTGGCAGATCCTTGCAGAAGCAGCCAGCATCGCCCAGGGTAAAGAGCAGCAGAAGCAGGATACGATAAAAAAGCCATAGCCGCCCAGCGGTGGTTATCGGAGTTCGGGGGAGAAAAGGGTGAAAAGGCAAGATGGAAGCGAGAAAAACTCAGGTTGCCGCTGCTCCCGGAGCCAGAAATAGACCCCGTTGTCCGTGAGTTATTGTATGCGTATTCAGTAATGTCTCGTTCCAGGCGTTATGCAGGCATGTCCGGGGTTCCGCTACCTTTGTCAATATCTGACATACACGACTATTTAAAAGCACACCCGATATTAATAGAAGGTGATGAATTCGAAGCCGTGATTTTCGCACTCGATGACAATTATTTTTCGCGAACTGACGATTTTGATGAACAAAATATTTAGCAAATGTCGACTTTATTATATTATTGCGTATATTTTAATACGCATATATGATTTAGTGCGAAATTGATAGTTGACTTTCAAATATGCATGGTATTTTAATGTGTGCCGCACAGCTTAAATTTTGCTGTCGTAACAATGTTTTTATAAAAAAGGTAATTTTATGAAGAAAGCAGTGTTGGCTACCATTATAGTTTCAACTTTGTTTGCAACTGGCATTGCAAACGCTGAATTACTGCAGAGTACTATTTCTGCTGGTTATGCTCGTAGCCATGCAAAAGTTGATAATGCCAGCGAGGATCTGAACGGTTTTAATATTAAATACCGTTATGAACTGAATAACGACTGGGGTATGGTTGGTTCTTTTGTGCACACCAATTACAACAAAGATGCTTATGGCTATGTTCCTGATCTTCAAGGAAAACCACAATACACCAAATTAGCATCTGGAGATCTTGATTATTTCTCCGTGACAGCTGGACCGTCCTATCGTTTTAATGACTATTTGAGCGCATATGCTCTGGTTGGTCTTGGATATGGAAAAGCTCATGTCTGGGATGGTGAATTTTCTGCATCTTCAGATAAAACCTCTGCAGCGTATGGTGCTGGTTTCCAGATTAACCCAATGCCAAACCTGGTAATTGATGCATCTTATGAATACTCAAAGTTGGGTGATGTGAAAGTCGGTACCTGGATGGCTGGTATCGGTTACCGTTTCTGATAAGTCACGCCCCTCTGTTGTCTGGCCCCGCTTCCCAAGCGGGGCTTTTTATTTGTCCGGAATAAATAAATGACTGAGCAAACTTCACGTCTCGCAATAATTATTGATAGCACTGGAGCAGAGAAAAATGTGGGTAATCTGTCTTCTGCGTTAGTAAAGATGACGCAGGCTGGAGAACACGCTGCCACCAGTGCAGGGAAAGTGACTAAGGCAACAGAAGATGAGAAGAACGCGCTCGCAAAATTAAAAGCAGCTATTGATCCTGTCGGTGCCGCAATTGATACTGTCGGTCGACGCTATTCTGAATTAAAGAAATATTTCGATAAAGGGCTTATTGATAAAGAAGAATATGAATTTCTTGCCCGTAAACTTAATGAAACCACAGAGGAATTGAGTGGGGTTGCGCAAGCGCAGAGAGAAGCCGAGAAGGCCGGAAAACTTGCTGCCGCCCAGCAGGAAGCGCAGGTTCAGGCCTTTCAAAGAATGCTGGACAAGATCGACCCTCTGGCAGCGGCGCTAAGAAATCTTGATCAACAGCAGGATGAACTTAATGCTGCACTTTCATCCGGGAAAATAAATGGCTCTCAGTTTGATAATTACAGCCGAAAAATACAGGAAACGCGGCGAGAGCTAACAGGAGAGGCTCAGGCAGAACGAGAAGCTGCAAAAGCGCATGATGAACAAGTTACTGCTTTGCAACGTCTGATTGCTCAACTCGATCCTGTCGGAACAGCTTTTAACCGCCTGACAGAACAGCAAAAGCAACTCAGCGAAGCAAAAGCCAAGGGGGTGCTTTCTCCTGAAATGTATGAGGAGCTTTCAGGAAAACTCCGTGCTATGCGGAGTGAGCTTGAGGCTACTCAATCGCAACTAAGCAAAACCGGAATGTCGGCAAAACAAACGGCTTTTGCTATGCGCATGTTGCCTGCACAAATGACGGATATTGTAGTTGGATTGTCTACAGGCCAGTCACCGTTTATGGTGTTAATGCAGCAGGGCGGTCAGCTAAAAGATATGTTCGGTGGGATTGGCCCGGCGATCAAAGGTGTTGGTTCTTATGTGCTGGGATTAATTAATCCTTTTACCCTGGCCGCAGCAGCCGTTGGCGTCTTAGGGCTGGCTTACTATAAAGGCTCTCAGGAGCAGGACGAATTTAATAAATCTCTTATTCTTACCGGAAATCAGTTGGGGACAACCAGCGGGCAATTGGCCGATATAGCTCAACGTGCCGGGAATGCGGCTGATTCGACAACTGGCGCTGCGGCGGCAGTATTAAACCAGCTTGTGCGTTCGGGAAAGGTAGCGAGCAGTTCGCTGGAGCAAGTGACGACAGCGATAGTAAAAACGAGCGAAGTAACAGGAATATCAACCGAACAACTGGTTAATGACTTCAATGAAATTGCAAAGGATCCTGTCAGTGCCATATCAAAACTTAATGATCAGTACCATTTTCTGACACTTGCGACTTATAACCAGATTAAGGCGCTACAGGATGAAGGGAACCAGCAGGAGGCCGCCCGCATTGCGACAGAAGAATACTCATCCTCAATGATCCAGCGCACCAACCAGATTAAAGAAAATCTTGGTTATCTTGAGACTGCATGGAAAGCTGTCGCAGACTCCGCAAAATGGGCATGGGATTCCATGCTGGATATTGGCCGTGAGGCTTCCCTTGATCAAAAAATTTCAGATGTTCTCCGTCAAATTGATGAAATAGAAAAAAATACCCGACCCGGAGTTTTCGGGTTAGGTGGCATTGGAGATGGCGGAGCTCAAAATAAAAGGCTGGCACGATTAAAGCAGCAATTGGGCGTACTTCAAGCAGAAAAAATTGCTCAGGACGTACTAAATTCATCAATAAACGATTACAACAAGCGACAACAGGAAGGAATTGAACTCAGACAGAAAGCAGATGCTTTTTCAAAACAATATCAGACCCGGGAGCAGCAGAGAGCTAGTGAACTTGCAAAACTGGAAAAGCTAAAGAATCAGTATTCAAAGGAAGAATATAATAATCTTATCGCTCAAATAAATGAGCGTTATAAAGAACCAAAGCAACCAAAGGCGAAAGGTTATTCGGATGATGCTGCCCAACGAATGATTGATCATCTGAATCAACAGAATGCGTTACTAAGTTCACAAGCTGAATTGACCGTTAAATTAAGTTCCTCTGAACAGGAACTGGTTAAGTGGCGTCAGCAGGTTGCCGACCTGGAGTCACGACCGTCATCGAAATTAACCCAGGATCAGAAATCGCTTCTCTTACACCGGGAAGAAATAACCGCGTTGATGGAGAAAAGTGTTGCGATTGAAAAAAATAACAGGCTAATCAAGGAATCCGCCGAAATAGCCGCATGGCGTGATTCATTGCAGGCTTCGATTGATAATCGTCAGCAGGGGTATGATATTCAGATTGCTGGTTATGGGCTTGGCGATAAAAATCAGCAACGTCAGCAGGAATTACTGCGGATTGAACGTGAATATAACAACCAGCGTCTGCAACTTGAACGTGACTATGCAGATAAATCCCGTGGAATGTCAGATCATGTTTTTCAGGAGAAAATGCAGGCTCTGAATGATGCTCTGGAACGAGAAAAAGAAATTGTCAGACAGAAAAACGAGCAGGTCGATATTCAGGCAGGAGACTGGGTTAGTGGTGTCTCCCAGGGATTCAATAACTGGCTGGATGACACTAAGGATATCAGTGAGCAGATAAAATCAACCACGACTCAGATGTTTGATGGGATGACCGATGCGCTGGGTGATTTTGTCACGACAGGCAAGGCAAATTTTCGTTCTTTCGCTACTTCCGTGATTTCGGATCTTAGTCGAATAGCATTAAAGGCTTCAATTACTGGGATTTTCGACAGCATTAGTAACAGTTCTTCTGGGGGGATTTTAGGAACTATCGGGAGTGCTATTAGTAAATTTATTCCGAATGCAAAGGGCGGTGTTTATGAATCTCCATCATTGAGCACATATTCGAACGGTATTTATGATTCCCCGCAAATTTTTGCTTTTGCAAAAGGGGCTGGTGTTTTTGGTGAGGCTGGGCCGGAAGCTATTATGCCATTAACGCGAGCTTCCGATGGTTCTCTTGGTGTCAGAGCTATTAATAGTAAAAGTGGTAATGGAGGCGGAGATATTACCTATGCCCCTGTATACCAAATCACTATTCAAAATGACGGTCAAAATGGAGAGATTGGCCCTCAGGCAATAAAAGCACTTATGGGGATGGTTGATCAGCGGGTGCAGGGCACTCTGTTAAATATGCGACGTGATGGGGGAATGTTAAGTGGCTAATACGGAAGAATTTCACTGGTTACCAGAGGATGGAATGAAAACAGAAAATAAACCATCGATAAAAACTGTAAGATTTGGCGATGGTTATGAGCAACGAAGTCCAAATGGACTTAATCATTCTCTGCGCGTTTTCACCTGTGATTTCAAAGTTGAGGCGAATGAACGTGATTCATTTGAAAAATTTTTAGCCCGGCATGAAGGCTATAAATCTTTTTTTTGGCGCCCGCCAGGTATTAACAGAAAAATCAGAGTGGTGTGTCGAACGTGGTCAGCGACAGAACATATCACCTATACCGATTTTTCGTGTCAGTTTGACGAAGTGGTGATCTGATGCAGGACATACAACAGGAAACACTGAATGAATGCGTTCGTGCGGAGCAGTCGGCCAGCGTGGTGCTCTGGGAAATCGATCTGACAGAGGTCGGTGGTGAACGTTATTTTTTCTGTAATGAGCAGAACGAAAAAGGTGAGCCGGTCACCTGGCAGGGGCGGCAGTATCAGGCGTATCCCATTCAGGGGAGTGGTTTTGAACTGAATGGCAAAGGCACCAGTACGCGCCCCACGCTGACGGTTTCTAACATGTACGGTATGGTCACCGGGATGGCGGAAGACCTGCAGAGTCTGGTCGGCGGAACGGTGGTCCGGCGCAAGGTTTACGCCCGTTTTCTGGATGCGGTGAACTTCGTCAACGGAAACAGCGAAGCCGATCCGGAGCAGGAGGTGATCAGTCGCTGGCGCATCGAGCAGTGCAGCGAACTGAGCGCGGTCAGTGCCTCCTTTGTACTGTCCACGCCGACGGAAACGGATGGTGCTGTTTTTCCGGGACGTATCATGCTGGCCAACACCTGCACCTGGACCTATCGCGGTGATGAGTGCGGTTATAGCGGTCCGGCTGTCGCGGATGAATATGACCAGCCAACATCCGATATCACGAAGGATAAATGCAGCAAATGCCTGAGTGGCTGTAAGTTCCGCAATAACGTCGGCAACTTTGGCGGCTTCCTTTCCATTAACAAACTTTCGCAGTAAATCCCATGACAGAGACAGAATCAGCGATTCTGGCGCACGCCCGGCGATGCGCGCCAGCGGAGTCGTGCGGCTTCGTGGTGAGAACGCCGGAGGGGGAAAGATATTTTCCCTGCGTGAATATCTCCGGTGAGCCGGAGGATTATTTCAGGCTGTCGCCGGAGGACTGGCTGCAGGCAGAGATGCAGGGTGAGATTGTGGCGCTGGTCCACAGTCATCCCGGTGCTTTGCCCTGGCTGAGTGAGGCCGACCGGCGGCTGCAGGTGCAGAGTGATTTGCCGTGGTGGCTGGTCTGCCGGGGGGCGATTCACAAGTTCCGCTGTGTGCCGCATCTCACCGGGCGGCGCTTTGAGCACGGGGTGACGGACTGTTACACGCTGTTCCGGGACGCTTACCATCTGGCGGGGATTGAGATGCCGGATTTTCATCGCGAGGATGACTGGTGGCGTAACGGCCAGAATCTCTATCTGGATAATCTGGAGGCCACGGGGCTGTATCAGGTGCCGTTGTCATCAGCACAACCGGGCGATGTGCTGTTGTGCTGTTTTGGTTCATCGGTGCCGAATCATGCCGCCATTTACTGTGGTGACGGCGAGCTGCTGCACCATATTCCTGAACAACTGAGCAAACGAGAGAGGTATACCGACAAATGGCAGCGACGCACACACTCCCTCTGGCGTCACCAAGCATGGCACGCATCTGCCTTTACGGGGATTTACAACGATTTGGCCGCCGCATCGACCTTCGTGTGAAAACGGGGGCCGAAGCCATCCGGGCGCTGGCCACACAGCTCCCGGCGTTTCGTCAGAAACTGAATGACGGCTGGTATCAGGTGCGCATTGCCGGGCGTGATGCAGGCGAAAACGAATTATCTGCCCGTCTTAATGAACCGCTGGCAAATGGTGCCGTGATCCACATCGTGCCGCGTCTGGCGGGAGCTAAAAGTGGCGGTGTTTTTCAGACTGTGCTGGGGGCGGCGCTGATTGCGGTGGCATGGTGGAACCCTGTGGGTTGGCTGGGAGCGGCAGCAATTACAGGAATGTATAGTGCGGGGGCCAGTATGATCCTTGGCGGTGTGGCGCAGATGCTGGCACCGAAAGCCAGGACGCCCACGGCAGCCAGTACAGATAACGGCAAACAGAACACCTATTTCTCGTCACTGGATAACATGGTTGCCCAGGGGAATGTTCTGCCCGTTCTGTACGGTGAAATGCGCGTGGGGTCACGCGTGGTATCTCAGGAGATCTGCACGGCAGACGAAGGGGACGGTGGTCAGGTTGTGGTGATTGGTCGCTGATGCAAAATGTTTTATGTGAAACCGCCTCCGGGCGGTTTTGTCGTTTATGGAGCATGACGAATGGGTAAAGGAAGCAGTAAGGGGCATACCCCGCGCGAAGCGAAGGACAACCTGAAATCCACGCAGCTGCTGAGTGTGATCGATGCCATCAGCGAAGGGCCGATTGAAGGTCCGGTGGATGGATTAAAAAGCGTGCTGCTGAACAGTACGCCGGTGCTGGACAGTGAGGGGAATACCAATATCTCCGGTGTCACAGTGGTGTTCCGGGCAGGTGAGCAGGAGCAGACACCGCCGGAGGGTTTTGAATCCTCCGGATCCGAGACGGTGCTGGGTACGGAAGTGAAATATGACACGCCGATCACCCGGACCATCACGTCTGCAAACATCGACCGTCTGCGCTTTACCTTCGGTGTGCAGGCACTGGTGGAAACCACCTCAAAGGGGGACCGGAATCCGTCGGAAGTCCGCCTGCTGGTTCAGATACAACGTAACGGTGGCTGGGTGACGGAAAAAGACATCACCATTAAGGGAAAAACCACCTCACAGTATCTTGCCTCGGTGGTGGTGGATAATCTGCCGCCGCGCCCGTTCAGTATCCGGATGCGCAGGATAACGCCGGACAGCACCACAGACCAGCTGCAGAACAAAACGCTCTGGTCGTCATACACCGAAATCATCGATGTGAAACAGTGCTACCCGAACACGGCACTGGTCGGTGTGCAGGTGGATTCGGAGCAGTTCGGCAGCCAGCAGGTGAGCCGTAATTATCATCTTCGCGGGCGCATTCTGCAGGTGCCATCGAACTATAACCCGCAGACGCGGCAATACAGCGGTATCTGGGACGGAACGTTTAAGCCAGCATACAGCAACAACATGGCCTGGTGTCTGTGGGATATGCTGACCCATCCGCGCTACGGCATGGGGAAACGTCTTGGTGCGGCGGATGTGGATAAATGGGCGCTGTATGTCATCGGCCAGTATTGCGACCAGTCAGTGCCGGACGGTTTTGGCGGCATGGAGCCGCGCATCACCTGTAATGCGTACCTGACCACGCAGCGTAAGGCGTGGGATGTTCTCAGCGATTTCTGCTCGGCGATGCGCTGTATGCCGGTATGGAACGGGCAGACGCTGACGTTCGTGCAGGACCGACCGTCGGATAAGGTGTGGACCTATAACCGCAGTAATGTGGTGATGCCGGATGATGGCGCGCCGTTCCGCTACAGCTTCAGCGCCCTGAAGGACCGCCATAATGCCGTTGAGGTGAACTGGATTGATCCGAATAACGGCTGGGAGACGGCGACAGAGCTTGTGGAGGACACGCAGGCCATTTCCCGTTACGGTCGTAACGTCACGAAGATGGATGCCTTTGGCTGTACCAGCCGGGGGCAGGCGCACCGCGCCGGGCTGTGGCTGATTAAAACGGAACTGCTGGAAACGCAGACCGTGGACTTCAGCGTGGGTGCTGAAGGGCTTCGCCATGTACCGGGTGATGTCATTGAAATCTGCGATGATGACTATGCGGGGATCAGCATCGGCGGGCGCGTGCTGGCGGTGAACAGCCAGACGCGGACACTGACGCTCGACCGTGAAATCACGCTGCCATCCTCCGGCACCACGCTGATAAGCCTGGTTGACGGTCAGGGGAGTCCGGTCAGCGTGGAGGTCCAGTCCGTCACCGACGGCGTGAAGGTGAAAGTGAGCCAGGTTCCTGACGGCGTTGCCGAGTACAGCGTGTGGGGGCTGAAGCTGCCGACGCTGCGCCAGCGCCTGTTCCGCTGTGTGAGTATCCGTGAGAACGATGACGGTACGTATGCCATCACTGCCGTGCAGCATGTACCGGAGAAAGAAGCCATCGTGGATAACGGGGCGCACTTTGACGGCGACCAGAGCGGCACGGTGAATGGTGTCACGCCGCCAGCGGTGCAGCACCTGACCGCCGAAGTCACCGCAGACAGCGGGGAATATCAGGTGCTGGCGCGCTGGGACACACCGAAGGTGGTGAAGGGCGTGAGCTTTATGCTTCGCCTGACCGTGGCAGCGGATGACGGCAGTGAGCGGCTGGTCAGCACGGCCCGGACGACGGAAAGCACATACCGCTTCACGCAACTGGCGCTGGGAAACTACAGGCTGACAGTCCGGGCGGCAAATGCCTGGGGGCAGCAGGGCGATCCGGCATCGGTATCGTTCCGGATTGCCGCACCGGCAGCGCCGTCGCGGATTGAGCTGACGCCGGGCTATTTTCAGATAACCGCCACGCCGCATCTTGCCGTTTATGATCCGACGGTACAGTTTGAGTTCTGGTTCTCGGAAAAGCGGATTGCGGATATCAGGCAGGTTGAAACCACAGCCCGCTATCTTGGTTCGGCGCTGTACTGGATAGCCGCCAGTATCAATATCAAACCGGGCCATGATTATTATTTTTACGTTCGCAGTGTGAACACCGTCGGCAAATCGACATTCGTGGAGGCTGTCGGTCGGGCGAGCGATGATGCGGAAGGTTACCTAGATTTTTTCAAAGGCCAGATAACCGAATCCCATCTCGGCAAGGAGCTGCTGGAAAAAGTCGAGCTGACGGAGGATAACGCCAGCAAACTGGAGGAGTTTTCGAAAGAGTGGAAGGACGCCAACGATAAATGGAATGCCATGTGGGGCGTCAAAATTGAGCAGACCGAAGACGGCAGGCATTATGTCGCGGGGCTTGGCCTCAGCATGGAGGATACGGAGGAAGGCAAACTGAGCCAGTTCCTGGTTGCCGCTAACCGTATCGCGTTTATTGACCCGGCAAACGGGAATGAAACGCCGATGTTTGTGGCGCAGGGCAACCAGATATTCATGAACGAAGTGTTCCTGAAGTATCTGACGGCTCCCACCATTACCAGCGGCGGCAATCCGCCGGTATTTTCCCTGACACCGGACGGGCGGTTGACGGCGAAAAATGCCGATATCAGCGGTAACGTGAATGCGAACTCCGGGACGCTCAATAATGTCACGATTAACCAGAACTGTAGGATTATGGGAAAATTGTCTGCCAACCAGATTGAAGGTGATATTGTCAAAACGGTGGGAAAAGCCTTTCCGAGAAATGGCAGTTATGCCAGCGGTACAATAACGGTCACTGTGTACGATGACCAGGCTTTTGACCGTCAGATAGTAATCCCACCCGTTCTGTTTCGCGGTGGTAAGCATGAAAACTTCAACAGCAACAACCAACAGTCATACTGGTATTCGACCTGTAAGCTGCAGGTACTGAAGAACGGACAGGAAATCTTTCAGCAACCCGCGACGGATGTCAGCAGGGTATTTTCATCTGTCATTGATATGCCTGCCGGACACGGTCATGTCACCCTGACTTTCAATGTTTCATCATATGGTGCTAATAACTGGACGCCAACGACCAGTATCAGCGACCTTCTTGTTGTCGTGATGAAGAAATCAACCGCTGGTATCAGTATCAGTTGAATTTTATAACCCAAATACGGGCGCCAGAAATGGCGCCTTTTTTATTTGTGGAGTGAATATGGCAGTACAGATTTCAGGCGTGCTGAAAGACGGTGCAGGAAAACCAATACAGAACTGCACTATTCAGCTCAAAGCAAAGCGTAACAGCACCACGGTACTGGTGAACACGGTGGCCTCTGAAAATCCGGATGAAGCCGGGCGTTACAGCATGGATGTTGAGTATGGCCAGTACAGCGTCACCCTGCTGGTTGAAGGTTTTCCGCCTTCACATGCCGGGACCATTACCGTCTATGAAGGTTCCAGACCAGGTACGCTGAATGATTTTCTCGGTGCCATGACGGAAGATGATGTCATGCCGGAGGCATTGCGTCGTTTTGAGGCAATGGTGGAAGAAGCGGCACGCAACGCTGAAGCCGCCTCTCAGAGCGCAGCGGCGGCAAAGAAATCCGAAGCTGCTGCGGCATCATCGAAGAACGCGGCGAAAAGCTCAGAAACGAATGCAGCTAACAGCGCACAGGCGGCAGCGGCCTCACAGACTGCATCGGCAAACTCCGCGACAGCAGCCAAAAAATCAGAAACCAACGCGAAAAACAGCGAGACAGCAGCGAAGACGAGCGAAACCAACGCAAAGTCCAGCCAGACGGCAGCAAAGACCAGCGAAACAAATGCCAAAGCCAGCGAAACTGCGGCGAAAAACAGCCAGGCTGCAGCAGCTGAAAGCGAGAGCGCAGCAGCCGGTTCTGCGACTTCAGCAGCTGGATCAGCAACTGCTGCGGCTAACAGCCAGAAAGCTGCGAAGGCGAGCGAAACTAACGCAAAGTCCAGCCAGACGGCAGCGAAGACCAGCGAAACGAATGCCAAAGCCAGCGAAACTGCGGCGAAAAGCAGTCAGGATGCAGCAGCCGAAAGCGAGAGTGCTGCAGCTGGTTCTGCAAGCGCGGCGGCTGCTTCTGCCACTGCATCAGCTAACAGTCAAAAAGCAGCAAAAACCAGTGAAACCAACGCAAAGGTGAGCGAAACAGCGGCTGCGAACTCAGCGAAAGCATCGGCAGCAAGCCAGACGGCAGCTAAAGCAAGCGAAGATGCAGCCAGAGAGTACGCAAGCCAGGCTGCGGAGCCGTATAAATATGTCTTACAGCCGCTTCCCGATGTGTGGATACCATTTAACGATTCACTGGATATGATTACGGGCTTTTCGCCATCATATAAAAGAATTGTTATTGGTGACGATGAAATAACGATGCCTGGCGACAAGATTGTTAAATTTAAACGAGCGTCGAAAGCAACCTATATTAATAAATCTGGTGTGCTGACAGAGGCTGCCATTGACGAGCCACGATTTGAACGTGATGGTCTGCTTATTGAGGGGCAAAGAACAAACTACATGCTCAATTCGGAAAACCCTGCCAGTTGGGGGCGATCGTCAAATATGGATGTTCCCGAAACCGGGACGGATAGTTTTGGTTTTACCTATGGAAAGTTTGTCTGCAACGATTCTCTGATTGGGCAAACCTCAGCCATTAATATGGCATCAATTGCTGCAACAAAGTCAGTTGATGTCTCAGGCGATAATAAGTACGTGACAACATCATGTCGTTTTAAAACAGAACTGCAGGTAAGGTTGCGTATCCGGTTTGATAAATATGACGGTAGCGCAACAACTTTTCTTGGTGATGCGTATATTGATACACAAACGCTTGAAATTAATATGACAGGCGGCGCTGCCTCAAGGATTACAGCGAGAGTCAGAAAGGACGAAGCTACCGGATGGATTTTTGCAGAGGCAACAATTCAGGCAATTGATGGGGAGTTAAAAATAGGTTCCCAGATACAGTATTCTCCTAAGCAGGGCGGGGCAACCGTATCTGGTGACTATATTTATCTGGCCACCCCACAAGTAGAAAATGGGCCTTGTGTATCATCTTTTATTATATCAGGAACGACGGCGGTGACTCGTGCGAGTGATATGGTTACGATCCCGACCGAAAACAACATTTATAATAGACCGCTTACTTGTTTGGTCGAGGTTAACAGGAATTGGGGCGATATCCCCCCTAATGTAGCACCGCGTATTTTTGATTTTTCTGGTGTGCCGCCTATTGAGTCAATTACATACGCTTTTAACACAACCGAGAAATATTACGGTCAGCTTTATATGCAAACTTATAAAGCGTCGACAAGTACTTACGTTTCTAGTTTGTTTACTGGTCGAACTGATGTTCGAAAATTCATTGGTGGTTTTAATATTTATTCTGATGGTACTAAACGAGTAGTTTCTAACGGTGAGGCTACTAAAACTATGAAAACGGAATGGACGGGCGTAAAAACGCGGACCTTTATTCGAATAGGAGGTCAAGCCACATCAGGGACACGTCATTTATTCGGCCATTTGAGAAATCTTCGTCTCTGGCATAAAGAATTAACTGATGCGCAAATGGGGGAGAGCATTAAATGAAAGATTTAACACTTAAATTTGCCGACAGGGCCGATTTTTCGGCCTTTATGGATAGCACTGGCTATTATGATGACGAGTCGATGCAGGATGATATTCTTATTGACGTGGTAGGTAACGTGTACAAAGAAACCGGAGAACTGAATGAAGATGGCGAACCGGTATGTGTTAAGGAAGACGGATATTTTGTAAACGTGCGCATCATTAATGATGTGAAAACACCGTCAATATTCGATGAATACGTGGTTGCTGTTGAGCATCAACTTCGTGGCTGGATGTGAGGAAGAATAATGGCTACATCGACAGTAATTCCTGATGACATCAAAACGCTAAAATCCGATGTTAGCAAATTAAAAAACGAACAAGGAAGCTACGCAACAAAATCATATGTAGACAGCAAAAATGAAACCGTTGGTGACTGGTCTGCTGCATGGTATCAGCAGGTATTGCCAACTAGCGGGGCTATATTTGGGCGAAAACTTCGCTCAACTCACAGGACGGCAGGTGTTGAGGATGCGTATTGCGAACTATACCTTAAAAAATGGATAGACAGCCCAGGGAACGCAATGGCGCGCCTTAACCTGAACGATAACGGGACAAACATTTGCTGGGACTTTACCAACCTTTATGGCGGTACGATGATTTTTCCCGGTGATAGCGGATACCTCAAAATGGGTAACTGCCTTATGTCATACGGCAGGCGTGGAAGTAACGCGCTTATTAAATTTGATTACACCGACTCCTTACAGATCAAATATGCTAATCATGGGTCGACCATGACATTAAACACACAGGGAACCGCTCACGCTGGCGTAACAACGCGACTATGGGGCAACTCTGGCCGTCCGGTTGTTTATGAAGTTGGCGTAGATGGTGCTCTGTATATGTTTTATGCACAGAAAACTACCAGCAATACCTACGAATTGACGGTTAACGGTGCGTGCAATGCAAGTGCATTTAATCAAGGCTCAGACCGGGATCTGAAAGACAACATTCAGGTGATCGATAGTGCAATCGACCGCATCCGTAAAATGAACGGCTATACATACACGCTTAAAGAAAACGGTATGCCTTATGCTGGTGTTATTGCACAAGAAGCCCTGGAAGCCATCCCCGAAGCCGTAGGAACTATGATGAAGTATCAGGACGGTGCAAGCGGATCGGAAGGTGAAGAAGGAGAACGTTATTACACAGTAGATTATTCAGGTATTACTGGTTTGCTTGTTCAGGTAGCCAGAGAGTCAGACGACAGAATAACAGTACTGGAAGAAGAAAATGCAGAATTAAAACAAAGATTATCTGCAATTGAGGCGGCGCTTACGTCTAAATAGTATTAAGGGATCGTGTGTCCTACTATAGTATTCTGGAGTATAAAGTGTCAGTTTTAATATCTGGTGAATTATTGGATGGTTCTGGGCGCCCGATGCCTCATTGTCATATAATAATAAAATCGAAAATAAACACGCATTCCGTATTACAGAAAACATCGTTTGATATACTAACTAATGAAGCTGGTGAATATTCGTTTAATATTGAACCCGGAAAGTACAGGGTTTATTTAAAACAGGACTGGTACGATGTGCGTGAATATGGTGTCGGTGACATTGCTGTATACGACGACTCAAGCCCCGGCACGCTGAACGACTTTCTGACCGCCCTTGGGGAAGACGACCTGAAGCCGGATGTGGTGAAGCGTTTTGAGGAAATTGCAGATGCAGTCAACCGTCTCTCTGAACAGGTGAGCAGTGACAGGGAGAAAGCAGAAGCAGCTGCTGATGCTGCAAAAAATGCAGCATCAGCGGCTCTGGACAATACCAATAAGGCGGAGGAATTTAAAGAACAATCACGGAAGAATGCCGAAATCGCTGCGGGATGCGCGCAAAATGCCGGACAGCACGCTTCGGATGCTGCACAAACTGAAAAGCAGGTGGGAATCCTGGCGACAGATATTCGACAGAATGCAGGCGATGTTTATCAGAACGTACAGCATGTCGAGCGTCTGGCATCAGAAGTTGCGCAGAATGCCAGCCAGGTGCATCAGAATACCCTGACAGTAACGGATGCAGCGCAGTCTGTGGAGCGGAATGCACAGCTGACAACGCAGTTAAGAAACGAAGCCGGTCGCTTTGCCGACGAATCCAGGAAAAGTTCAGAGGATGCAAAAGAGTACAGTGACAGTGCCAGAAAAGCGGTCGATGAACTGAAATCTGTCGGTACTTATCCGGCAGGGATAGCTTTTGCATGGCCAGCGGATATTCCCCCGGAGGGGTTTGCAATAATGCAGGGGCAGCCATTCGATAAATCTGTGTATCCACAACTGGCAGCTGTATTTCCGTCAGGTGTAATACCTGATATGCGAGGGTGGACAATAAAAGGCAAACCAGACGGGCGCGCAGTACTGTCTTACGAAGAGGATGGTGTTAAGCGGCACGGGCATACGGCAAAGGTATTACCGACGGATTTGGGGGCCAGGGAGACAAGTTCCTTTGATTATGGCTCTAAAAGTACAGAGCATGGAGGATTGCATAATCACATTACCAACGGAGTCTGGACAGGTTCAACAACGAGGAACGGAGGAACAAAGTGGGACACGCCAGGATATATAGCGGATATAACAACCAGCAGCGGAGGCGAGCATGTGCATGTGGTTTATATCGGCTCGCATATTCATACCGTGGCACTGGGCGAGCATGGTCATGATGTCACAGTTGATGAGACGGGTAATGCAGAAAATACAGTTAAAAATATCGCGTTTAACTTCATTGTGAGACTGGCATGACAAATTTCAAAATGAGTCCGGAATCCCGGACACTGAAAATTTATAACTTACGGGCTGATACAAAAGAGTATATAGGCGCAGGAGATGTTTATATTCCGCCGAATACAGGATTACCGGCGAACTGCACGCTTATCGAACCGCCAGAGGCTGGCCCCGGCCTGGTTGCCGTTTTCAACGATGCACAGCAACAGTGGGAAGTTGTTGAAGATCACCGTGGGAAAACGGTATATGACACAGCCACCGGGAAGACATTGTGCATTTCCCGTCCGGGGGCTTTGCCGGATGATGTCACCACTTTACCGCCAGAGGGGGAATTCCATCGATGGGATGGTGCGAAATGGATAAAAGACGACGAGGCCGAAAGGGCGGCGAAAATTCGTGACGCTGAACGGGAGAAGCAAAAATTACTTCAGGAGATAATGGAAAAAACACAGCTGTGGCAAACGTGGCTGTCACTTGGGATTATCAGCGAAGCTGATAAAAAATTACTCAGGGAGTGGATGTTGTATGCCCAAAAAGTTGAAGCGACGGACACATCTGAATTACCTGTGAGATTTCCCGACAAACCTCTTATTGTGGGTGAGCTATCCGGTGCGTTGTAAAAATCCCATCTTTCATTGTGCCGGAAATACCAAATCGCCATTTATTAAAGCCCAATTAGTAGTCAGTTAGAGCAAGAAAAATAGCGGACTTCTGCTGAATAGTAAAAAAACCCCGTCTCCAGTACGTGATAACGAGGCCTGAAGCATGGATAACAGGACTCTACACAAAGACGGGGTAACATAATAATTCTGAACAAACATACTGACAAACGGGATATTTCAATTAAAGACACAACGAGTACCAGGCGTACAGAGTGGATGTTGTGTCTGACAGGTGAGTTTACCGATAGCGCGATAAAATAAATCCCCTGTCACCATTTATTGTAGAAATGTTTATCAGTCATGCTTATGAGATAAATACACAAGACGGGGTGAAAATTTGGCCTAAAACAAGGTCGGGATGAAAAGAGTCTTGTGCAGTTTTGCAGATGTAAAAAAACCGCAGACACGTCGTATGCAAGAACGTGCTGCGGTCGGCTGGTTAACTTTCGATAGTGCGAATATTGAATAATTTCCAGCCGGAATGGATTCTATTGGAAAGTATTCAGAGGTGCAATCTGCAGTTCACGAATTGAGTATTTTTAGGATTTTTATGGTGGCAAAAATGGGGCAAAACGCTGCAAAAGGGGCAGAAATGGGGCAAAAAAAGAGTTGGTTATCGTGGCTTGTTGTAGTCGCTGATTCAACTTAA